GTAAGGAGCGTAGACGTAGCCGGTCTCGAGGTAGCTGCCGCCCTTGTAACCGACGAGGATCTTGTTACGTGGGAAGTAGGGGTCCTTGTAGACGGTGAAGCGGTTGGAGAGGCTGCCGATGGGTGTTGCACCGATCGAGAAGCCGCTGCCGACCTGGCCCTGGCCGTCGAGGCTGTAGCTGGGCTTGTAGAGGACCGAAGCCTCGAGAACGGTGGCGACATCGGGTGAGACCACGATGAAGTTGGCCGAACCACGGAGGGTCTTGCGGTGGATCTCGTTGGCAACGTCGATCACGGTTTCGATTAGGGTTTCATACCATTCACGAACTGTACCGGTGAACTGGGGACCGGGTGCGGTGTTGCCCTGGAGGATCTCGGCGCCTGTCACCTTGTTGACGAAGCGTCCTGGTGCACGTGACCAGTAGTAGTTGGCGCCGTTGGCCTGAACGAGGAGGTCGTTGAGGATCTCGCGGTCGATCTCGAGAGCGATCTGCTCGGAGAGGATCTGAGTGAGCTCGACCTCGGCATCCATGCTGTGGTAAGCATTGAGGTCCTGAGCGAGCTCTGGGCTCCAACGAGCGCGCAGCTTACGAGTGGTAGCTGTGACGGCGATGGACTCGATCTTGATGTCGATCTCAGGGATGATTGGCTGTGGGCCGTTGCCGAGGCCGAAGTCAGACTCGAAGACTGGAACGGTAAGAGCCGATGCATCGGTAGAGTCAGCGCTGAATGCGTCGGAGATGACATATGATGCTGAGAGGAATTGACCGCTGGCGAGTGAAGCTGCTGGCAAGAAGACACCGGACACGACAGTGAGGATGGCTGCATTGCCTGCTGTCACATCGACGAGAGGATTGGGTGTGAACACGCCGCCGCTGAATGTGCCGAGCTGGTTGAGACGGCGGACGTTGAGGAGGTTCGCGCCGCCCTGGACAGTGTCTCCGATTGTGCCAAGACCGAGAGTTGCTGCTGCGGTTGTGGAGTAGAGAGAGACGTCCTTCACCTGGGTTGGGTCGATGTTGGTGAAGCCTGTGGTCTTGAGAACGGCGAATGAGAAGACGCCGTCGCCTGCTGTTGCACCTGGGCCGCCGCTGTTGGCCTCAATGAGGTTTGCGATCTGTGGGTCGAAGCCGATCAGCTTGCCGTCAGTGCCAGTTGCGAAGGCGGCCACGTTGTTAACGATTGTTGCTGAGTTGGCGCCGGCTGCTGTGTGGAATGCACCTGATGCCCAGAGCTGGACGGCAACATTCTTCTGGTGGACCTGTGAGTAGGAGGTGCCGACGAGGTCGTACTGACCACCGACGCCGAGAGATCCGCTGCGGATGCCCTTGCCTGTGGGGTTGTTGTAGATGGACTTGCCAGCGGTGTAGGTCTGTGCAACTGTTGATGCGCCGGTCTGGAGGTTGGTGTCGCCGCCGACGTTGGTGCCGTAGGTGTAGTCCAAGTAGAACAGGAGACCGGATGGAAGGCTCATGGGCTGGATGGAGACGAGCTCGTTTGCCACAAGACCACCGAAGACACGGCGGACGATGGGGAAGGCGATGTTGGCAAAGCCACGGATGTCGCCGGATGAGGAGGTGCTGCCACCGCCGCCGCCGAGGCTGTTAACCTCGCGAAGGACCTGAGCTGCCTGGTTCTCCATGAGGCGGGCCATGTTGTCACGCTTGGTGCCGTCGAGACCACGGAGGAGGCCTGTGCGGCTCCACTTCTCAACGAGGCGGGCGCCTTCCTGGCTGTTGTTGCGATCCTTAATGCCCTCTGTGAGGTGATTAAGGGTAAATGCCTTTGACATATTAATTTACTCCTTGAATACTTGACAAATTACTTGAGACCGGCAAGGCGAGCCCAGCGGTCGACTTCGGTTGTCTCGGTTGTCCGAGCTGCAGCCGATGATGTCGCGCGGGATGACCCGCCGGCATTGAACCTAGAAGCTGACTCATTGAGTGTGGCACCATTGCCGCCAGTCAGTGACTCAGTCAGGCTCTTGTAGAGCATCTTCACTTCGCGTAGTGTCTTAGCGCCGTCGATGGCCTCAATGACGACCTTCTGTTGCTTGGGCGTCAAATCCTTTGACTGCAGCATCTTATTGACGTAGAGCAGCTTTGCGTTGAAGAGATTCATATCAGTCATTTGCTCACGAAGCGTTTCAACAGCGCTTCTGTATTCATTGAGCTGGGTTGCGAGAGCACGATTATCGCGTGCCTCCTTTAGTTTCTTAAGCTTGTGCTTCTTGGCGTTGTCGAGAGCGTTGATCTCAACTTCGTCAACTTCTTCGAGCTCACCGTCGCCGAATGCCTTAGCAGCGGCCTTGACGTGTGCAGCGCTCTTGAGGCTCTTCTTGTTGAGGAGCTTGTCCTCCTTCTGCTTGCGAGCCTCACGGAGACGGAAGAGCTCACGACGGAGCATGTTCTCATCGACGTAGAATGTCTCAGCGACGGGAGCAGGAGGTGCCTCATCAGCAGGTGTTTCTTCAGCATCAGGTGCCATGTCGCCCATGTCACCGTCATCAGCTGCGAGCATATCCTCTTCTTCTTCCTCGGGGACAACCCGAACGGAGGGCATGAAATCTTCTGGAAGCTCGAGATCACCGAGGTCAACCTCAAGCTTCATCTCATTGAGCTCTTCCATGTACTCCTCATCAAGGTCGCTGTCCATGTCCATCTCGTATAGATCTTCATCCATCTCGAACATGTCTTCCATGGCGGGTGCAGGCATCTTCTTCTTCATACCGCCTGCTCTGGGAGGCATTGCTGCACCTGCAGGCTTGACTGCGGGCTTACCAGGAGAAGCAACTGCAGCAAGCTCATTCTTGAGCTCATTCAGATCAATCTCATAGAGTGAATCGTTCATTTTCTTCTCCTGCGCTGGTGCGCTTTCTTCTTCATTTTCTTCCAGATCTGCGTCAGACTTCTCTTCGCTGATCAGGTTCAAAAGCTTTTTCTTCTCAGCGTCGCTAAGCTGGTCAAATGCTTCCTGGAAGCTATCCTTTGCTTGCGCTGTCTGTTTTGGTGTGAATAGTGAGACAAGTGACTTGAGTGCTGATTCGTCGAGGACTACCTCGTCCTCTCCGCTGTCATCTGTTGCACCTTCATTCAGCGCATCGACAAGAAACTTCTCAGCTGACACTGACTTGGTTGTGTCACCTACAAGTTGGCTGTCGATAAACTCTCTAATGCGAGGCGTGACTGCTTCTACGATTGCATTCTTGGCATTCAGCTCAGCAACTTCACGAAGTCGCTTGGCATCGGCGATTGCTTCATCATATAGTGTCTTAGACATTAACTGTTTCCCTGCTTTCAATACATATTAGGTTCTTTATCAAACATCCTGCAATATCTTTATTTTTAAGCGCTGCTTAACAAGATTGCGTGTGTCTGGATCCATAAGATCATTTAGTCTGTTGATTGTGATAAGTTCGTCATCAGCAAGTGGGCTTGCGCGTGTTGAACCGTACTGGTTACCTATTAGACGCCCAGGTGCATTTGTAAAAGATTGATTCGAAGAAGAACCACCAACTGCTGGCCCAGTAAAATTCTTGTAGAGCATAGAAGCAGGAAATGGTGTGATTCCCTTCATTACAGCAGTTTCTTCTAGAGGTGTACTCCATCTCATCTTAGTGAAAGATGCATTATCTTTTCTAACATGAGTCCTTGCCTTTGCAACACCTGTGTAACCCGTCTTGTTGATGAAATCTTGAGTGTGCATTAGATCATCAAGCTCTTCATCTTCAAAAGTGTCATCATCTTCAAAATAAGGAAAAGTTCCCACAGTGGTATAATCGCCACCGGAGAACTTTTTCTTTAGTGTACCGTAACCTGCACCTGCATTTGCATCGCCTTTAAACCAAAAGCGGTGTGTAGTTGGAGGTGCGTCTCTCATAATCAGGTAATCTTAGACGTTCCCAACATGAACTTGCCGATCGTCGCTCGTGCAACTCCTGCTGTGGCTGTCTCAGGGTTGGCTGCTGAACCTTCGCCGCGACCAAACTGCGCTGCGGATGCCTGTCCTGGGTCGCCACCATAGGGTATGTCACCTGTGAACTCTGGCTGTGCAAATGGGTCGGCACCATTACCTTCACCTGGGGACGTGGGATTAGGCGTATAGGCAGAAGCTGGAAGTCCCTCGCCGCCTGTCACAACATCAGCAAGATTAGGTGATGCGTAAGCATCATCTACACCTGATGATCTACGGCCTGCAAAGCGAAGGTCAACCTGGTTGAACATATACCCACCGTCATCAAGGACACCGTCAGCGACACCGATGTTAGGTACGCTGTCGCCGGGTCCACCATTGCCATTTAATGCAGAAATACCTGCATTTTCAGCAGCTGTGGGTGTGTACACATTGCTGTAGATGGGTGAAGAGGGAAAGCACGACTTCAGATTAGCCTGGTTTCGATTTCCAAGGCCACCTGTCTTTGCACCATCATCTGGTGACACAACTGTTGTATAGTTAACTGCCATCTTGTCTCTCCCTCCTTAGTGGATCACAAACTTAACAGAGAGATTAGAGGCTCTCCATGATGCGACGCTTGAGAGCAAGACGACGCTCCATGACGGCCTGGAGGCGACGACGGAGGCGAACTTCCTCCTCCTTGAGCATCTTTGCTGCCTTCATGTCACTGTCACCAGGCTTGTACTCTGTAGCGGCAGGAGGCGTCTCATCGGCCCACTGTGCCTCTTTCTCGTTAAGACCGTAGTCCTTGCGAGCCTTTGCATTTTCCTTAGCGTGGGCAGCCTCGACCTTCTTCTTCTCCTCGAGGACCATTCTTCTAAGCATCTGTGGTGTAAGCTTCTTCATTGTAAACTCCTATGGAACATAAATTAATTATCACGAACTTTGCAAATTTACTACTTTCTTATTTTCTCTGAGAATGCCAATGCTGACCAAATTGAAGCGCTCTCACCAAATAGGTCAGTAGGATCTGACATCATCATCTTTCTTGCAGCAGCATCGCCTGCTGACATCACCTGCTCTTCATGCGAGGGCTGTGCATTTCTGCTATTGCTCTCACCCATGTGCATGTGTTGTCCTGATGCAGCAGTCTCAGCTAGAATTCCTGCCATGATCGGATCAGATGTAATGTCTTTGACCATGCTAAGTGGGTTAATCTTCTTAGCGGCAGGTGCAGCTCTCTGAACTTGCTCGCGCGTGGGAGCGAATGCAAGTTTATCATAGACAGACTGGCGTGGTTGTTGCTGCGGTGCAGCGACTGTTCTTCCGCTTAGATTTCTTGCAGGTGATTGTACAGATGGAGCTTGTCTTTGAACTTGACGACTTTCAACAAGACTACCACTGCCGCCAAGTCCCTCACTTAGTATCTCTACGAGACACTCCTTTACGATACTCTTCAGATCTTCTTTAGATAACTTCATGCTACTTCCATGCTAAGATGTCTGTGAAGATCCTATTAACTCTGTCGGATTTCGTAAAAGTTTTCTTTAACTCTCTTCCCGATATCACCTTGCTCTCATTCATCATGAATGCGCCTGGTGTTGAAGGCTCTGAGACGATGTCGAAGCAGATCAGTTGGAAGTCGTCTTGAACTACGACGGCGCCACTTTGATTACGTGTTGATCCAACACCTCTAGATGAGATACCAAGTGTGATGCCTGCCTCAACAAGACTCTGGAGAATCTTACCGCTAGGTGTGTCAAGTAGCTCAACGACGCCTGTTACAGTGTCGCCGTCCATCTTGGCTTCACGCACAATGTGTGACACATTCTTCAATTCTACGACAGATGTGTCAGGATGGTCGCACTCACCCAGCGCTCTATTCTCACGAATGAACTTCTGGTAGTTATCAATCTCTCGCTCAAGGATGGCGCGTGGATAAATACGACCATTCTGGTTCAGTGTATCAGCACGCTGGATAACACCGCGGAGCATTACCTTACCACCGTTAAGCTGCTTTGACTCACGAACAATGTCAGGTGAGTACTTAAGTGGCAGCCACTCCTTTAAAAGAACCATGTTGTCGCTAGACATCGTCTTCCTCCTCGCTCAGTTCTGTCACTAATTGAGACACTGTCATGAAGCGTGAGATTGTCTCGTCATTGAGTGATGTGAAATTTAAGTTACGCAAAGCTGTCTCTACAAGTGGTATCCGCTCTTGTAGAGTTTGATTCTTAGTTACTGTCTTTAGCATCCTTACTCTAGTGAGTGCTGTCTCTCTCAGTGAGTTGAGTCGTCCCAGGAATTTCTCCTCTTGACCATTCTCAATGCTGAAGATGTAATCTTGAATTAGCTTTGTCTGATCTACGTTTAGCTTGCCTGAATATTTCTCATTAAACTTCTCATTCATGAGCTTGACAACAAGATTGTCAACTTCAGGAGCAGGTGTGTTGAGATCAACGGGCAGATCATTTTTCTCAGAGAGGAGCCAGTGAACTACCTGTCCTTCTAGCATTACCATCTTTGTTAAATCAGAACGATCACCTGCACACCACTCATTTAGCAAATTTTGCACAGTTGCATAGAAGCGGTAATCTGGAATTCTTCTTTGATAAAAGTCGTCGTCTTTTAAGTTGTGGTTGATCTCTCTGATCAGTATCGACTTCTCATGATCAAGTTTGCGAATGTCAGCTCTGCGTGCTGCAGATTTTGCTTCAGAAAGGACAGCAGCAGCAACAGGTGTATCGCTTACAGTTGACTTAACAAGTGCATTAAAGAGCCTGTATTCCTTGTAGAGCTCTGTTGACTTATCATAGTGCTTCTCGATGATGTCAAGTGCCCTTTGTGCTCTAGATTTATCATTCTCGACTATCGCTGCTGACACTGATCTCAGTAGCAGTTCATAGATGATACCGACATTTCGCTTCTTGTTATGCTGGATATTCATTCGTCCTCCTCTGACGTATTGTGAGACGCAGAGATCTGCCTATTAAATATATTCTTACGTCGCATTGAACCTAAAACACTGTGTATCTCTGACATTCTTGTATCGTTGAAAGTGTAGTCTTCGTCTGGATCAACGTCATCATCAATCTCTTTAAGAACATCCTTAAATGGATTGATTAAGTCATTCTTGGCACCAAATGGGTGTGCAATTGAGTCTGTTTGATCGCTCTTGTCGTGACTGACCATTGCATTATGATCAGACATGCCATGCAAATGGCCGCGGCGCTTTCTCTTGTCATTATAGCGATCTCGGTCAGCTTTTGTCTTTCCCTCGATCCTTTCACCTAGAAGCTTACGCCCTATTGCATCAACTGTGTTCTGTGCTTTGATGGGTGCACTCTCATCATTGATTGACAAGTTAGACAAGTCAAAATCTGGTTCGCCTAGAATTCCTAAACCGCGTTTGTTTGTATTAGATGAAGCCGTCTCAGGACCGGGTGCTGCTGGTGCTGCTGGGGTCGCTTCACCTCCAGCGGGTGGTGTCTCCGGTGCGGGCGCCGGCTCAGGCTCAGATGCGAATGGACTAGTTGGAATGCCTGCTGCCATGGATGACATGTCAGGAGCTGTAGATTTATCTTCAGGAAGCTTGACTGCTTCAACCTTGAGCTCCATCTCCTTGTCCTTAATGATACCCTTCTCAATGGCATCAATCTCTTCGTCAGTCATCTGGAAGATCTTCTTGCGAACCCAACGCTTGTCAACAAGGTTAGGAATACCGTTAGCAGATCCTGCAATCTGGAACTTAGTATTGAAGAGCTCAAGCTTCTGCTGCTGTGCAATTGTTGAAGGATTCGTGAGCTTAAGATCGAAGTCAAGAAGATCTGGTCCGTCAAAACCATTTGAATGTAGATGGATGATGGCAATCTTGTTGAGTTCGGACACTATTGTTCGCTGGATGCGTGCAATTGTGCGAGAAAAACGGATGTCTTCCTGTGACAGTGTTGCCTTTGCGCCTAAACCCTCGTCGTAACCGAGATATGCCTTTGGAATCTTTAACGCTGCAAACATCTTCTTCTGGATGTACTGGACGTCCTCGATCGCTGCTGCATTTGCGCCGCCGGCGAGAGGCTCAATCTTTGTGCCTGATTGACCGCCTCGGACAGGAATGAAGTAATCTTCATCGACCGACAAAGGATTGTATCTGAGGTCTACGCGCCCTGTCTGCTTGTCAACAACTTGACTCTTCTTAAGTTGTGCTTGAGCTTGCTCCATGTAGTTGGCAATGTCCTCAGGCGGTACATTTCCTACGTCAATGTAGAATACGCGACGATCTGGTGCACGAACGACGCGATAGACAAGCATTGCGTCCTCAACAAGGATCAGCTGCCGCCAGATGCGGCGTGCTGCTTCAAGTACTGACGATCCATATGGTAAGAATGCGTCATTACCTAGAATCCTGAAGTGGGATACCTGCCAGTTCTCAAGAACTTGATTTCCCTGTGTCAGCCAGCGGAAGCGAACTGCCATTGGGTCGTCCTTGTCATAACCCTCTTCACGCTCAATCTCATTGACTGGAATTGGATAGACGTTGATGACACCCTGGTCGGGTGAAACGTCGTTAAAGAGGAAGAAGTCACCGTACTTGCACATGTTACGTGCCCAAGCGGTCAAGTTGAAATTGACGTTGAGCGTGTCGTAAAAGAGCTCGTTAAGTAGCTTGTGGATAACTGGATTCTCTGAGTGGATGTGGAGGACGTTACCCTTCTCATCGGGCGAGATTGTCTCCTCAGAGTAGATGTCGAGTGCAGATGCAATCTCTGGTGTATACTCCATCTCCTGGAAGTCTGAGTACCTTGCCATACGGTCGTAAGAACCATATGCACTCATTGCTGAGCTGTAGACGTAGCTCTGTGCCTTCCTAAATTGTTCAAATGCTGATGTTGACTTTGTTGAAGGAGTGACTTCTCTCACTCTTCTCTTGATGACTGGACCACTCCTAAAGAGCTTGGTTAGTCTGCCAAAGAGATTATTATCTTGTGCCATTGATTCTCCTAGTTCTTGTACACCCACGCAAACTCAGGGGGTATTCCCAGAGGGCGTGCGTGTCCACGCAATGCACGATCACGATTTATCTCTTGATGATGCTTGTTTGATATTACGTCGTTTGACGCACCATTAAATTGCTTGTTCTTAAAACCCATCGCAGCAAGCATCGCATTATTTAGTTTGTCTGAGTCCTTGCTGTAGTCATTTGATGCATCGTACAACCAAGTTCCAATTGCCAACGAGAGAATAAGATCGTCGTTCTCTCCCTTCATTGCTTGAGCTTTGTTCTCATTCCAGACAAACGTCTTTAGTTCTTCATAGAAGCGAGATGAGTATATTAGAAGTTGTTTGTTTCTAATGATCTCCTCAAGCTTGGTGAGGATCTGGTTTCTTGACTTACCGCTCGTTGTAAAACCTGCAAGCTCCGTCTCAGCAGGAGGAACATAGTCGCCGATGTAGACAGACTTGTTCTTATTGTAGTACATCTTTGGGTAACCTAGATCTTTAAGCTTGACTATGGTTGCGTATCCAAATGAGTTATTCTCTGGGCACATTAGTGCTTTATTGTACAGTAATCCATACTCATTTAAGAGTTCACCAAACTTATCAGGTGCAATCTTGCCCTTATACTCAGCAACTACTTCACCTTCAGTGCCGTCAATAACATGAAAAGTTGAGTAGTCTTTTCCATCGCCTCTTGCAACGTCAGCAGAAATGATGTACTTGTGCTCAGTAAGCGCATGCTTCCAAATCCAGACATTTCTATCTGGGCCTCCGCGGTCGATTGGTGGGCGTATAATCTTGCTAATCCACTTAATATCGTCGTCATTGAGGAACGTCTCACCTGATGCGGCGAAGTCACACAGGTACTCCTGCGCGATCTCTTTGGTTGACAGATTTCTCGTTTCCTTCTCGAACCACTCTTGATTGCGCTCTGGGTGGACGTCCCAGTTCAATCGAATGGATTTAAATTCGTTCAGTCCTGATTCTGCCTCAGTGAAAAGCTTGTAATACTGTCCTCCAACACCATTGGGTGTTGAAAGCACAATGGCACGACCACCTGTTGAGATCGTAGGATACAAGCCTGTCCACAGCTCGTCAAAGTTTCTAACAAATGCTGCCTCGTCAATGATCAGAAGAGACAACGACTCAGAACGACCTGCATCTTCTGACGTGGGCACTGCCTTGATCGAAGATCCGTGACTAAACTCTATCAGTTGACGATTGTTCAGTGTAATCTGCGGTAGAACCATCCATGGCGGAAGATTGCTAACCATCGTTTTTACTTTCTTGATGAAGTTCTGAGCGACGCCAAGTTTAGTTGCAATGATGAGGATGTTCTTATCTTTCTGGAACAGCGCGAGCCAAACAGAGTAAGCTGCAACGAGCGTCGACAATCCAAGCTGTCGACTCTTAACAATGACTGTAAATCGATTTTCTATGAAGTCATTGACACAGTCATCTTGAAATGGGAACGTCTTAAATGGAATCGTTCCTCTTGTTGGATGCTGGATCTTTACATAGTTATTGAAAAAATACGCAGGATCCTTGCCACATCGTATAATCTCAGATACTTGTCTTGACTTGTTGCTCGTATTCATACATCGATTTCATATGTCGTATTAAATCTATAGTAGGCGACCTTACGTGGATTGTAAGGTGACATGCTAATCAGCTCGATGCCATTGTCAGTTGTCTTCTTCTTGAGATTGAGCGTCTTACCTTCAATTCTCTTGAAATCTTTCTCAACTTGATCAATTGATTTCTTTGTTAGCTGTACGGCAGCACGCTCAAGCTCCTTAGTCTGCTCTCTCATAGATTGTTCAGAAGCAAAGTGAACTAGTGTTGTGTACTTAACGATGAGAGAGTTGCCCTGTAGTGTCATCTTTATTGAGACTGTTGGTGCTGCTGTTGTTGAGCTTTTACCGAATGTTGTATCGATAAGCTGCCCGAGCGTGTTTACTTGTTGCATTGAAAGCATGCGACTATCCTCTTAGTATATCTATTTCGTTAAATATGTGTGATCTTCTATTAATAACTTCAGAAGACACATCATCAATACTAGGGCGCCAACCCATCTGCCATTGTGTGCGGTTCGTCTCAGCCCACTTCATACCGCACGCTGTGCAGCACTGAAACAATCGATGGTAATCAACGTCATCTTGACCTACCATTACTGTCTCACAGACAAGGCAAAACAGCGGTGTAATATCAGGAGTATCTGACACTTGCGCCTCCATCAATCCAATTGATCTCAACAAAGTTATCAACTGCATCCTTAATTGCATCCACGTGTGAGATGATAAGGATCTGGTTAAAGTGCTTCTTCAGTGACCGCAGGAGGCGTGAACATGCTTCAAGGTTGGTATCATCAAGAGCACCGAACCCTTCATCAATGATGAAGATGTTGGATTTAGGCAAAGATGACATATTGATGAGAGCAACTCTTGTTGCAATTGCAGAGATCATCTTTTCCATTCCTGAGCCTAGCTCAATTATCCGTCGCTTGTCACCGTAGTTAATGTAAACTTCAAGTGAGTTCGACTCCTCGTCCACCTCAAGCTCGACTGTGAAATTACAGACACCGAGCAGAATGTTCTGGATCTCAGCATTGACTAGAGGAAGTAGTTTAGAGATTAGACGTGACGGGAGGCCCTTCTTTGACATTGCAACATTAAACAGCTCAAAGATCTCGAGGTCTGCAAGATCACGCTCAAGTGTCTCTTTCTCGCTCTGAAGTGTTGTTATCGATGTCTCATGAGCACCGACGTTCTTTGCATTTGTGAGCTGCAATTTACGTGTCTTCTCAAGCTCTTCTTCTACTTCTTTGATACTGTCATAGACGCCACACAAGTTGTCTGAGTCTTTAACAACTGCGCTAAGACGATCAATTTCAAGATTACATGTATCAAGATCACCGTCGACAGTCTTGAGTGACGTCTCTGCATGCTCAATCTTCAGGTCAAGCTTACTAACATCAAACTGCAGTGTTCGCTCTTCCTGGAGCATTAAGTCGTATTTCTTGACCTTTTCGTCAAGATTTTGCTCGGCTATTTCATTAATAACAGATTGAAGCTGCTTGATGTACTTCCGCTGCTCTTCAACTTCTAGTTGTTCCTGGCCAATCTTTGATTTGCTCTCAAATGCCTTCTTGATGAATGGACACGTTGGAAATTCATCACCGCATGGAACTGTTGATAGAATTCCAACATCTTCATTCAGTCTTCCTAGAGATTTAAGATGCTGCTGCAGCTCTCTATTCGCAGCTTCAAGCTTAGTCTCTAGCGACCTTTGTGATTGAACTTTCTGTCGAAGTTCATCAATAGGAAATTTTTCCTTCAGTGCGCTGAATTTCTCAAGACGCACTGTGTGCTTAGAGCGTAGCGTGCTAGCATCTTCAATTTGAGATGCATGATCCTTGCGCTTATCAGCAAGACGATCCCTGCGCTGCTCGAGCTCACGTAGCTTAACAGCTGCTTCGACTGATGTGTCACCGTTGATGATGACACGTAGATCTGCTAGCTTCCTAGTAAGATCGCTGTGCGCATTGTCAAGTTCAGAAGTTTTCTCTCTCTCAACTGCTAGCATCTTAACAGCATCAGCAATTTTTGCATCAATCTGCTGCTTGTCACGTCGCCCTCTAAATGAGGCACGAAGTGGCACAAGATCCTCGCGTGACCGCTCATAAAGCGCGTCAAAAATATCAAGATTAAGAAACTTTCCAATGATCTGCTTCCGAGCGGTCGACTTCTCCTCAAAGAACTTATTGAGGTTGCCTTGAGCTGCAAGCGATGTCATGAAGAAATCATCTGCAGTTCCAATTAGCTGTCGCAGCACTTTCTCTGTCTCACGACGCTGTTCATCTGAGACGTCACTTAGCTGCATATCCGTGTCAAGCTTTGTGATGCCCAGGGTCGTGTTGACGTTGACATCGCCCTTCTTATTGACCGTCTTCTTAGTTCTGCGAGAAATCTTATACTTGTCGCCCTTTACTGTAATGTCTGCTTCTGCATCGCATGTGTCCTCCTTATCATTGATGATGTGGAGGTTCTTGAGGGATCCTCTATCTGATGTGTTGAAGAGACAGTAGACAAGGCTGCCAATGATGGATGACTTTCCAGCACGGTTCTTGCCAAAGATACCCGTGATGCCTGATGACTTGGTAAAGTCGATCTCATTGTCGCCGCGGAACGCAAATGTGTTCCTAAAAGTCAGCTTATCAAGTGACCAGCTGTAGTTTCGATCCTCATCTCCGCCCAAATCAAGTGACTTCATGTACCTGTCGACAATTGCATCGACACGCTCAAACTTGTCTTTTGGTAACGCTGAGTCAGCATAGAAGTCGCGAATCAGCTCTTTGATTGTGCTAGGCTGCCTGAGATCTGTTACAGGTGTTCCACTTGTCTTTGCAAGGCTTTTTCCAGCGTCTAGATCTGCGATCTTATAGACAATCTCTTTCGGAGACTTCTCAGCTTGCAGCTTCGATTCAATGAGGTGCAGAGTTGTAGGAGGCACTGGAACATCAGAGCCAATTCGGACACGTGCACCTGCAGGTGCGCCGTCGATCATCTGGTAAGTTTCATCAAGATCACCGCGGTAACCAATTGTTACAAATGGTGAGTCATTAATAATGTGGATGAACTTACAGCTGTAATCGACTGCTGACTTAATATCCCACAGCAGGCAGCCCTTGATAACATCCTCACCGTAATCCTGCTGGATGAACGAACCAGGATACGCGATGACACCGACACCTGTGACATTTTGACGCTTGTGGATGTCACCCAGGAAAGTGTAGTCAAACTCATCAAAGAAGCTTGCAGTCACTTCACCGTTGATCTTCCAGTCGGAGTCAGTCGATGACCCACGTACTGCACCGTGGAAGCACGCGATGTTAATCTCACCCTTGACGGGCTTGACATCGTCCCACCCCTCCTCGTCAAAGCACGAAAAGACACACCAGTTAATGCCAGGCAGACCTGTTGGATAAACACCTGACTTCTTGTATAGATAGATGCGCTTGTTGCCTAGCGCATTGATGATGGGTGTGATCGCATCTTGACGGCTCTTGTTGTGGATGAGGCCGTCATGATTGCCTAGGATCATATGGACAGGCGCGATCTCTGCCATAGTCTCAAAGCACCAAGACAGAATATCAATCAGCTCTGGTGTGATGCCTTGCGTCTTTGAGTGAACAATGTCACCACCGACAAAGAAGACATCTGGCTTCTCCTTCCGCGCAATGTCGAACAATCTAGTGAAACACTTCCTATACTCGTCATGTCGAGACAGGCCTCTAAAATGGATGTCTGAGATATGGAACGCTTTCATATGTTCTAATCTTAGACAAGAAACGATAGATTTATATTTTAGTTCCTAAAGGCCTTGAGTTTGTTGCTGAAGTGCTCTATCTCTGCGATCATCTCATCGCTTATCTGATCAGCGTCATCGTATTGGTCGTAGACACCGATCGCGTCCTCGATGATCTCATAGAGACCTCTCTTGAAGAGTGCTGTTGCCGTAACAGTTCCACGCTTCTTGTCACTGCAGCCTCCAGGCGCTCCGCCGCAGCCGCAACCGCAGTCGCCGCCCTCGTCTACAGTCTCATCTTCAATATTTCCGACAGGAGAGTCGTCTTGATGTGACATTGTTGTAAAGAGAGCATCATCAGCAAGTATATCAGCCATCTCTTTGAGAATGACGCGTCGAAGTTTTAGATTTCTGGGCATAACCTTAAATATGTGCTACAGAATAGATCCGCTCGATATCTTGCTAATTTTGTGTAACATGCTGATCTTGGGGTACCATGCCTTTGCATCTGCGAGCCGCTGCTTAGCAACGTCGCGAGGCATCTCTCCGATGTCTTTAAAGCCCGTGATGTCTGCTTGACGGACATCAATGCCAAACTTGTACAGATCTCCTGCAATCTTGTGCATCTTGTCCTCAACGTCCGGATCTAGTGCTAATGTCACTGGAATATTATTTGCCACGATCTTTGCAAAAAGAGCAGCAGATTGTGGTAGATAAGATCCAAGTATTGGGATGGCATTCTGCCCGACATTGATCGCATCAAAGACTCCCTCAACGATCACGACGGGCTTTGACCAATCGACCATTAGATCATTGAAGATAATCTCAGTCTTGTTTGCTTTTGAATTGACATAGCGCGGCTTTGTGTCCTTGTCAATCGAGCGCGTGACGTAGTAATTGAGATCCCCGTCAGAGTCAAACGAAGGAATGATGACACGCCTGTCAAATCTATTCTCACTGCTGACACACATCTTCCAGTACCACATGTCACGCTCAGTTAACCCGCGGCGCATCAGATAGTTGTACGTCGCTCTGAAATTAGGATTCTTAGAGTTTGCCACGTGTGCTACGGGCTTCAAACCGTCGGGTAATGTCACAACTTCGACAGTGGGAACCTCTGTCGTATCATCATCACCTATGCCGAATCTCTCTCTAAAAGCAACAACAACTTCGGGTGTGTAGTACTGCTTAAAGAGCGATCGAAGATTTCCTCCTTTTACGCCGCACACCCAACAGTGGTACTTCCACGTCTCGACGTTGATCGAGAGCTTTTTCTTATCAGGTGTCTTACAGTTTGGACAAGCAACTGCACAGTCATTTCCATCTCTTGAAACATGAATGTCCCGAAAGATACCACGCAGAAATCGTATCTTCTCAGTCGAAGTGACGGTCATCATATCTTAATAGTAAGATACGTCTACTCTTTGTTCAACCAGCCTGCGCGAGCTAGCACGTATGCATCTGCCATGTCGTAGCAAGATGTTTGGACGCCGCCCGTCCTCGTGGTGGGCCACTCAATGTCAATTTGAGGCTTCACGAACTCAAAGATCTGCTGCTTCGTGGACACGTCTGACTTGCGGTCAAGCTTGATGCCCAGCTTTGACCTCGCTGAAGTGGCATTGAGAAAGATGGGCTTCGACCTACAAACTTCGTAGGCGATCAGCGAGGCAGCTCCATTGAATCGCGCGAGTGTATTGATCGTCTTGGCAGATGACATGCCCGGGCGGAATGCCTGTAAGTTCTCCTCGATGCAGATCTTCTTGATACCCACGTGTCTGGCGGATACTGCTGCAAGGGCTGCCCTATATGAGTCACACTTGTCAAAGAAGTCATCAAACTTATCAAGTTTAAAATTTCCTACCTCAACTACCTTACCCACGTCTGTCGTCACAATCGCGTAACCGGTGCAGGACGTTGAGATGTCAAGCCCGAGGATCGTGTCACATGTCGTACTTGATTCTAAAGAGAAATTCTTCATCGGGCCTCTTGAGTACTGGTTGTGCCAGGTTTGCTCTCATAATAACGTTGAAGTTGTCGTCGTGAATATTGATGCCTGTGATGTATACGAAGTTATCTGCCGTTTCATTCTGTTCATTTGTAGGCGGGAATGATAGGTAACTCGGATTTGATGATGAGTTGATCTCTCCAGCTGGACAGATAGCATCTATGGTATATGTGTGGATATTCTGCGACCCATTGAACGAGACAGAGAAATTATCCTTACCGAAGTAGTAGAGGTGGGGTGACTTGATAATGGCAAGTCCCTCATCATAGAAGAGGTTACCTACGGTCGCCCATGCCGGCGGGGGTGTGACCGCATCTGCGCGATAGAGGCCTCCAAAGCCGTTGTCCTTAAGCGTGATGTTGATCTTTCCGCCAGATCCTGTCAATGCTGTTGACGACAAAGTAAATGACTGTGGGAAGATCTGATTGCCGTAGTAGAGATTGCTAACCTGGTAGATCGTCGAGAGGTTGCTTGATATGTCAGCAAAAGACGACGTTGTATTGAAAGAAAAGAGTGATGTAACTGTTCCTAGACGTCCTCGAGCTCCGCCGCTGTAGTATGTTGCATCAAATCCAAAATTATTAGGTGTTAAAAAATTAGTGATTAAATCAATAGATCCTGTACCTAGTGATGTTGGATTTAGAGTCGTGTCTATGTTTAAAAGTGATATTGACGTAACATCATTGCCTGCTTGAGATAAAAATTGATTGTATACACCATCTGACGCGCTTACGAGGAGGTTATAGTTAGGTGACAAAAAACCATTATCACATGGAAGTATCGTATAAGCACGTTTAATGAATGCAGGATCTTCGAAAAGATGATCAATTGCGTAATCTCCTGCTGTGTATGATGTGTTTATACTGCCTGTCAATTTAAAGAGACGAGGCGCATAGTTAACGCTACTTGCTCTAACACGTTCTGGTGAACTTGCAACTTGATCAAATAAGAAATTTTGAAGATTTGGCGAAAAAACTTGCGTGCCCAAAGCAAGTGGTATATTGAATGGAGTACGTGGAACTATTGTCGAAGGAGTTCCAGGTAAAAAAATACTTTTTGCAATGGGTGTAACATAATCTAATTGTGTTCTTACACTAAAATTTGTGAAATAAGGAGGAACGTAAAAAATCAATCCAGATGTGCCAATATCGGCACCATTTGTTCTGTAATAACTAACTTCTGTATTTGTCAGTACTCTATTGAAAATTTTGACTTCATGTATTTCGGCATTGAGTGGGCTTGAAAATGTAAATCCGACAGGATCTGTTGTGCCTGTGTCTCGCTGCGTTACGCCTTCTCCATTGAGAGAATTAGCAACTACACTGTTAAAAAACTTAGCTGTGTCATCGCTGCCAATATACTGATTTCCTAAGATGACTACGTCAGGCTTTTGGCTTCCCACAATTGAGCTGCTTGGATAGTAGAAAGACGATGTTGTGGAGTCAACAGTAAATGATCCTGTTCCGTTGTTGTATGCCGAACCCCAGCGAATTGAGACATGGTGCCAGTTGTTATTCTTCAAAAGATTGTCGTCACTGACGTAGACTAGATCTTGAGGATATGTTCTTGAGCCGTTAGCTTGAGCAGCATTAATGCTACTAGGTGAGACGTTTGCGCTGTGTTTAAAACCAACAGCAAGACGAAATTGATCAACTTGACCGTCTGCGTTCTTGTTTGAACCTGTTAAAAGAGATACACACAGCGACGAAGACATGTGCAAGATTGCGCCTGCGCTAAAAGAAGCACCAGCATCTGCAAGATACCTGGGATTGATATAGAAGTCAAAGCTAAAAGCATCTGTCAGTGTGTATTGATCATTAATATTGGGATAGATGATCGCACTATCACTGGGAACAGACGACGCTGTGAAGAAGTTGATCGTGTGATAATTCTTATAAGAGTAGTCGCAATCTGTGTAGACAGATCGGTACTGAGGCATCAGCACGTTCTTGATGATACTTTTAGTAAATGAGTTGCGATCAAAGTCGATCGACTGTGTTATTCTCTGGACAGGACTGACGATGTCGTTTTTCCTACTCTCAGCTAAGAGATTTACAAGACGAATGTAATCAGATAGAAGAGCAGGTCGATCTGTAGTATTAGCAATTATGTCCTGCCTCAGTGACTCGATATATGCAGGACCTGCAGGATCTTCTACAAACTCTGTCGTCCCTCTCGCGCCTATGGCAATTTCTTCCTTAAGATAGGAGCTCGGGCGCTCTATCAGCCGAACTGATCCTGTGATCCCGCTTGAAGACGACACAAACTCGGCGCGAGGCCGCAGCGTGAGAGAGAACGAATCGAAGTTCTCAGGCTGCAGCTTGATAAATGACATCTTTCTCCTTCATCTTAGAAATCGAGTCTGACTCTAAATGTCAAATCTTTCTCATCATTCTTTTCAATGGGTCGGCTCATCTTGGCAACCGCGAGCAGATTGTCGTTTGCATCGTAGAGACCCACAGTTGTGATGTAACTGAATGTTCGATCAGTTGTAGGGTCGTCGATGACGATGATATTACCATCTGAATCTGTGAATGTCGGGTTTGACGAGTAGTTGAACTCATCTGCTGTTGCTCTGCAGAAAACCAAAGTCGAGTTGATGTTGGTGACATTCTGGAAGGTCAACGCTGTGAGTGAACCAGAGCTAAATCTGCAGGATGCGAGATGATCAACAACGTCATCAATAGATGCTGACACGAAGAAGTCGGGAATGAACTTGGCTCTAGGATTACCTGCAGCGGAGCCAATTACTGCTGTGCCACCTGATGAAATTGCGTCTATTGTGCCAGAGACGTGTTGTGTGCCTGAGAGAACCTTCTTGGCATCGAGCACCATGATGCCCTGATCGTAGAAGAGATTTCCTACGATATTAGATGACACCGTGGAGAAAGCAACGTCACCGACTTGACCGCCGAAGCCAAACTGTGTCCCTTGACCTGCATCTGTCAAAATGGCTGAGCCTGACGTTGATGTTCTATCAATATTTGAATAGGCAGGCTGACCCGACGTTGTACTATCAACGACGCCAGTCGTGTAGAACTGCATTGCAAATGTCTGTGGCTTGACACGATCGCGTGCAAATAGACGCTTAATATTGACGAATATTGCCTCGTCGACATAGTCAGTTGTTGCAGGATTGCTGAATGGTGCTGTGAACTGCGCGTCTGCATCACCCAATAAGGTCTGTGCAAATTGGCGGTAGATGTTGATCTTCTCTCTCATCATCAATGACTGTGATGGGAAGAGCAGCTTGCCTGCTGAATCGACACCAGTTGTGCTACCAGCAACAGTTGAGCTGCCTGAGAAGAGGCCAACTGTTAGGTCGAGGACCTCATTTGATGTCTGTAGTGTGTAATCTTGGTCAAAAACTGTCTGGAATAGAGAAGATGTTACACCTGGGCCCAATCCGCCTGTGACGAACACCTGGTACTTTTTGCGCGTGCTCGATCCAGAGATGTCGTTCTGGATGACGTCGACCAGCTGGTTGAGTGCTGATCTGCTAGTCTTGATATCTGCTGCAGTTATCTCTTTAAATGTGGGCATTTTTTATCCTAGCTGATCCTTACTTCAAATTCTTTGACGGCACCAGAGTTGATGCCTGTGATTCGGACGTATGATCTAACAACATTTAAGCCACTTGACTTGTAGGTGTCGAACAACGTCTGTGAGAATGTCTTGAGGCGCAACGTGAACTGACCTGATGCTTCACTGGCACTTGACAACGCTGATGACCTATCAACGAGGTAGGTTGCATTGTTGCTTGCATCGACTGAGTCGGGCACCAGGTTCTGTAGGCCTAGGAATAGGTCATTGACGCGCACTTCAAATGCATTGTCAATAAGCTCAGGTGAGACAAAGTTACCCTGGGTGATCGACTGCTTAACAGTTATTGTGAGAGATGGGTTCTGTGTGAGACGTGAGATCGACACGACGTTAGAGTTAACAATCGCTGATCCATAATCGAGCGTGAGTGACGGGAGTAGAGTCAGTGCTGGATTAGAGATGCTCACCAGCTTGTACTTCAGCGCAATGTTTGCATTGGTCGAAGCTTCAAACACCGGCGTGTTCTTCTCGATCTTGTCTTTACCAACAAGTCGACCGTACTGTTGGATGATAGTGTAGTCAACTTCATTGTCTGCTAGGGCAAACTTAACGATGTTGAAACTACCATCGTTTCTCGCGAGAAACTGTCGACCCAAGTCAGTCAAAACTGCGTCAACGATGATGTTGTTTGTTGTTTGATTGAGAAAACCCATTTGTACACCTGTTTCTAAATATTCTTTGCGTGAAGTTATAAGTTAAATATTACGTTGGCCTAAAGACGCGTGCCGTCGAGGGCGTAATAACTGGTGGTTGAACATAGCTGTCATTGATCTTAATGTCAAGCGTTTGACTCTGTTGAAAGTCTGTATTGACAACAAGGAGCTTGTAAGAGTTATCATCTCCCCTGTTATTATTAAAGACAATGTGCTCTTGATCATCACCGGTCGCGTCGGAGATGCTGATGTACTCTGGATCAAAGTAGATGTTAAGTCGTGTGTAACCTGACATCTTCATTGTGTCGACAAACGTGTCACGGTTGAGAAAGATGTTAGGATAGGGCTTAGGGGCATCTGATCTAGAGATGACACGTGTGTTGATTCTATTGCGGTATCTGTCATACGATGCTTCAAGTTGCACAGAGTAGTTAGATGTGTAACCATGTGCGTCAATTGCACACACTGCATAGATGAACTTGCTGCTCTTAGTGAACTCTGTATCTCTATGCAGTGTAATAGGTAACAAGCTTCGCGTTATTAGGAGCGCTGGCACGCCTTCTGGATCTGGTGACTTGACAACTGAATCGTCAAAGTCGTACATTCTGAGTAGCTGGAATGGCTCAGATGTTGAGCTTCTCCGGAAAACTTGAATTTTCTTAATATCACGCTGAAGATTGACAGGAAAGTTCCATGTAATGTTTAAGCCAGTATTGTCTGCTCTATATCTAAAAGCAAGATCTACAGGTGGTGGCGGAGCAATGTACTCTTCGCAAATAACAGATGTATCTGCACCCCTTGAGGCAAAAAGCGCGTACCTAGTCACAGGCTTGTCTTCTTCTGTTCCGAATGGTGTCTTCACTTGCTGGTTCATCTGGAATTGACATGCATACAGTGATACCACTCTGTACTTGTAGCGCCTACCATACGCAATTTCAGGATCAAAGAATGCTGTGGCATTTGGGTTGAGCTCAAGAATCTCACTAAAAATATCTAGTGTCCCATCAGCTTTTGTGCCAAACTTTTGAACTAGATAGCCGATCAAATAATTCTTAAGAATTCGACTATCTGTGACTTCGTTGTTGATAAAATTAAAATCTGCTTCATAATCAGACGTTCTTAGAACATAAGGTCTGCTTCCTGCAACTGCTTGTGTCTCAATACCCGTCAAAGCTTCACGTGTGCTCGAGATCTCGTCTACATAGACACTCTTTGGAGAATTTAAACTAGCTGCTGTAATTGTACCTGCAACATTGGGAAGGTAAGAAAAACCAAAATTAAAACCTTGCAGCGTTTCTTCAACAGCATTAACAACACCTTGACGAGCGTCTGTTGATGCGTATCTGTATCCATCAGGCTGTATGCTATTTACAACAGCATCTAAAATTCTCTGCGATGCGCTTGTTGTCTCTTGCGCCTCAGGAGATGAAATAGAACCCGATAGAAGCCTGTAGACTGTTTTATCTAGCGTTGTGTCAATAATACTGATTCCAACTCTTCCAAATACATTAAGTGCATCTTCTCTTGCAATATTTCCCTTGATGTCGCCTCTCTTAATTGATAAATTTCTATCAATGTTAACGGGAGGCTTTGTTATGCTTATCATGTTAAATCTTGGGTATTTAGCATTGCGTCCGTAAAAAGCTCTAAGCGACTCATTTTGGATATTTGACGTTCCTACATTGTCTGTAAATGTTGTTGTTGTTTGACTGACATCAGTTGATGTAAATCCAACACTTCCGTAGACATTAGACGTCTCATTGGTCCGCTCGTCTGGTGTGAAAAAGTTATAGACGAACTTTGCTTCTATGCTGCTGACTTCTGGAAGGTCAACTAGCAGTGCAGGTTTTGATACGACTGACTCAGACATCAGCTATTTCCTCTCATAAGACCGTCAAATCTATTGCTTGATTCTACCATAGCATTTATACCCACACTGTCTGCACCTTGTGCCCTAACGTCTGTCTGTGTAATTGTAGTTGCAGCATCCTGAATAGCTCCTGTGTAGCTCCGGCGGGTGGGTGCTTCCTCAAAAGAAACCGGGGGTTGACTGGATTCGAGGCGTATCATGGCGACAACATCTATAAAAGCAATGTCTTCTCTTGACATCTGGAGTTGTTCGACAATATCGCTGATATCGATGGGTATCACGTGTATTCTCTCAAAAGTCTTTGACACCATCATTGATGTCTTATGCTGGTTAGGTGCAAGCTGTATTGCACGAGACAGATCACGCTGTGCTCTCTCTTTGTTAAGCTGTCCCTCTGGCGTGTCAGGATATTTGACCGATGCTCGGTCAACGATAGTCGTGTAGTTAGCATCTTGCGCTGCATCTGGATAACGCCTAGCCTGCGGCACAAGATCAAAAACTTCTTCATCAAGCGTGATCCCTGCTGTTGTCTTTAGCAGCAGCTTTGAGTAGTGACTCATGAAGTGATTCTCAACAATTTTGCTATTTCCTAAAACTTGTTCAAGATCTGGTACAGCAATATCGCGATAATTTCCAGAATCGTCAATAACTTTATACTTTGTGGCGCTATAAATCTGTGCATAATTTGTTAATTCACTTGATTTAGTGTCTGGTCCACCAGTAAGCTGCGCGCCTTCGTTAACAAAGACACGTGTTGAAAAAGTGTAACCTTTTGTCACAAATGAGTCAAATCTACTTGTGTCTTCTTCTTCTTGTGTCACCTGAATTTTCTTAAAGACTAGATCGATGCTGTACAAGTGTTCTGATGTTGAAACAGTATTTTGATACCTAAGTGTTTCCATTAGTCCTGTGGGCATACCCACAGCAATTAAAAACTTCCTGGTCACTAGATCGCTGATTGGATCATTTAAGACAGGATAAGTTAAAACTACTGTCTTGGTGTTCAGTGCTTGACCCGCATTGTGATCTATGGCAGTGGGGAGATATGTTGCGCCGCGCAGCGGCGATGAATAGCGATCAACAAGATTCTTCTTAAGAAATGCTTGTTCTGATTGAACGGAGTTAAGGAGCGATTCCTTATCTAACAGCTGACTTGTCTGTAGTAGATTTGAAACACTTTCAACTTTTGTCTTAAAATCTTGTGCTTGATCTGAAATCTGTTGGGCGTGATTAGCTAAAAGATTTACCAGATCAAGGCAAACTTGATTTTGCTGATTGATCTTTTGGACAATTGAATTGAAATATGTGCCTTGCAGGTAGCGCACGCTATCTTTGAATTTCTGTGCTCTATTTGCGTCGCTAAAGTTAGTTGAATTTGCTAAATATTGATTAATAGCGGTATCTAGCTCGGTAGGTGATAGCTCTGCGTTCTCTAAGCTGAGTTTTAGTGCCTTAAATTGATCTGGATAGTACTTGACAGTCATTTTTTGATTTGTAGATGAATATTCTACTGTCATACTCATTTCTCTAAAAATGCTTAGGAATAAGTTTAAAATGACAAATGTGCGGGCATCTCGGTCAAGTGTCAGACCAAACGATGTTTTTGCTTTAAAAAAGCTTTGAAAGTTGGCTATGTCATTAATTAAAACTTTCTCTGTTTCTCTAACAACGTTGTGAAATGTCTGAAATGATGAATCTTCATCTTGCATATAAGAGTATGCTGTTGTATAAACCATGCTTAGTATGTCGCGTGTTGCTTCTGCTCCTCGAATTGAAACATTGCTATTTCCAATTTCAACGCTTGTTTTGCTAAAGATGTCATCTGCTAATTTTTTTCTTGCCGCGTCTATCTCTTCTTGATTTAGCTCATCTCCGTTTGTCTTCTTGTCAAGCGCACAAAGCAACCTAAAAAGACGTGACATAATTCTATCATCATCGGCAGCCATAACAAAGCATGCAATTCTAAATGCGCTCGCGCTGCTGCTTATTTCATCCGTATTGATGCCAGAACCCCTTATAAAGCTTAAAAAGTAGTCTTTTATCTTGTCAATAATAGCACCCTGATTAAGCAATATCGTATTGAATACGAGATCATTAATCTGTCTTGTATAGCTCTCGTATAAGTTTGTTGTTGTTAAAAGATCTGTAAATGCCGGAGATGAATTTGATCTTACAAGGTCATTGTAAATTAAGTAGTCTATGCCTTTGACAACATCAAATTTGCCATAGCTCTTACCTTCTGAATCGATAGAAACAAGAGTATCACGAAAACGCTGTGATGAAGACGCTCGTGTTTCTGAACGAAATCCCGTTGTAGCGTTGGAAGATTCTAAGATTTCATTGATATTTCTGTATCCTGTGGCAACAACGTCACGATCCTCAGACGTTGGCCCTTCGTAGTCTTTGACCTGCGAGTAAACAGATGTGTAATCTCCTAATATATCCTGCGCTGTGACTCCAATACTCCCTGTTATTCCAAATTGTTGATCTCTCAATCCGTGAATTGTTAAATCTCTCTGGACGAGCCGCACAAGACTTGTAATTTTGTCTGCATTCTTAAATGGTGTAAAGTCAAATATTGGTGTTCCGTTGTCGTACAACTGCACTGATCTAACATTTTGTTCATTAATTTTTATAGTTTCTGGTGCAATTTTTCTAAGATTTCTAATCTGGTTAACATAAAAACTGTTCAAGTACCCGTCTACTATTCCTTCTCTTGCTGCAAAGATAGGATCAGCAGAGTAATTGTTTTCAACAAATGACATGTCACCAAACAAAAAATAAAAATACACAGTCTTTAGTATCTGCGCGACCGATTGTGTATTTGTGCCTAGCTGCAAAACGTCTGTGTTGTAGTCTTCGTTTATGCTCTTCAAATAGTCGATGACATTACTCGCGCTCTTAAGATAATCGTATCGTTCACCAATTAGATTGAATGATCTAAAGTAGAAATTCTGTGATGCATTGACATTTGAGATGTTTAGCAGATTGATTAGCTTATCTTTTGAGAGTGCAGTTTGCAAGCATAGATCAGCATATTGACGAGCTGTCTGGACGTTTTGATCGTATTGTATAGTTGACAACTGTAGTAAGTCTATGTTTTGATCGAGAGCATCTTTAACGTCTCTTTCAATAGACTTCTTTACCTCGTTATTGAGATCGATAATGAACGGTGTAGATGTCAATCCTGTGCCTACATCAACGACTTTTGAGCTTCTCGGAGATGTCAACAGAATTGCAGGATACAGTGAAGTCAAACCATGTGACGAAGTGAGATAAACATCACGTGAAGATTCAGGTAAAACAGTATAGTCGTTTATCTGATTTGTTCTTGCGCCTGACGTCTCACGTGCTGATAATCTCCGTGAAATTCTTTCTTCTGCCGTAGCTGGTCTAGAGCTAGTTACAGCAAAAACTCCTCCTTCAAATGACCCTTGAAGTCGAGTTGCTAAAGTATCTTTGACAATAGTTTTAGACTGAACCTGTAAGTTAGATGCTGTTTTGTTAAACCTATAACCCATCACACCACCTCAAATAGGCGAGTTGTTATCTCACTCAGTGTTGTTCCATCATACTTGACAGGCGTGATGACATAAGCAAACTGGCCCGTCCTCAACCTTGTCTTGTCATCGAGAAAATTTTGTCGTACAGTGTCGTCGATATAGTGACATGTTCCAACAATAGATCTCACACCGCCCTTAATGGTTGAGATGATAAAGAAGTCGATGAACTTTTGAGGAGTTGTGCTAATTACATCAAACGATATAAGGCGTCGCCCTTCATCAGCCGTAACAAGTTCAAAATTGCTAATATTAATTGACCCGCCTGCTCGTCTCACAGTAAATGTATCTGTGATGCCTAGTCTCCCTTGCAAGAAACCTGATGTGTCAACATCAGTAACTTTTGTGTTGCCATACGATAGTGTTCCACGCAATGTAGCTTTCTTAGACAAGAACTTCTGGGTAAAATTAACCTTTGAGATCTGGGGCTTTGATGTCAAACCTGCAGACACAATCTGACTTCGCTGGAGTGCATCTCTTGGATTGAAGACACGAGGTGAAGTCTTGTCAGATCCTATCTCTTCAAAGAGGTCTGCTTGACCACGTAAGAGACCTTCGAAGATATAGACAACGTTATCTGACGCCGTATCAGTAAATTCTCCTGGAACAACAACGCCGAGATCTTTGATCTCACCTGTGTCAAGTGATACCCTTCTAACATTTACTTTTGTGATTGAAGACAAATCACCTGATAATTTTAGAGTCTCTTCTTCAAAGTAGTTATCAATTCCCTGCTCTTTTGTTGCGCTGAGAATTGCTGTCGTATCGCTGTCTTTAATAAGTGTAACTGCTATATTGAACGTCGTTGTCGTATCTGCTCCACTGATACTTACATTCTTTTGTACGACATTAATTTCTGTTCCTGATGTGTAATCAGTAACTCTGACTATTGATGTAGTTCTTGCTCGTCTTATGTTTCCATAAGTGTCCTGCAAGAATGCAGCATACTCATATGTTCGTTCAGTGTTAACTGTTAGATCTTCAATCGAAGCAATGCCAGCATCTATTTTAATCGGTGTCTGAATATTGCTCCATTGTTTTTGCTTCTTGTCGATAGATCGACGTGCAAACTGCACATATTTGTAGCTTGCAGGTGCACCGTATAACTCAACGATCACATTACCTTTATTTGCAGTTGCAACAACAGATCCTGCAACAAGCTCATCTCTCACGGATCTTGTTTTACTCTCAAAGTTACCCAACACTAAACCTGATGTGAGGACGGGTACAGCACGCATGATCTTATTTGTTGTCGACTTGATCTGTAACTTTTTTGTTACTGATTGTTGACGCCAGTCAGCTGGAATTATCCCGACTACTTTGAAAGGTGACTGTGCTGCAGTCGATTGATAGGTGGGAACATCACGGTTGTAAATCCTAATGCCTGTAACACGAGGATCTTTGTTGAAGACGTTGACTTGAGCGGTGGTCTTAGATGTAAACTGCACTCCAACAGACGGGAGCTGACGTGGAACATTATTTTTAGTTAGTTGACGAGAATGATTGACTGTAAAATCAGACTTCTGGACAAGATCACCATTTGTCTTTCTAATTGTGCATATGATAGAAAATTTACCATTTGGTGGCGCAACTGACACAGGAATTAAAAATGTGTGTGGTAACAGCACATCTGTTGATACTTTCTGGCGTTTTTGAACAGTTAAAGTCGAAGGAAGCAGGTTATTTCTATTGCCAGGTACTTGCACTGTTGTGAATGCACCGCCGATACTGCGTTGTGGTTGTATTGTTGTGCTTATTCCCTTACGAGCAATCTCAGCATCTACAACCAAACTTGATCCTATAATCTGCTTTGCAGGATCTCTTCCTGAAAGTGTCAAGTTAGAGTACAAGTTGACGCCATTAGAGGACGTCGCTTCAGGCGCAGCGCTCTTGATAAGATCAGAAGCGATGATTTTCGACACTTGGCTGGTCGGTAGACCTGCAACAGGCTCAAAAGTACTCTCAATTACAGCAAGATCAACAAACTTAGTCCCCTGTAGGCGAAAACGACTCACTTTTCTTGAACGTGAAAAAATGTCTGCTCGACGGGATGTGATTGTGTTGTCTAACTGTTCTTTATCGCGATCTTTGACAAAATCACTTCTAATCTTCTTTCCATTAAGTATCTGATTGTTAATGTCGCTTGTGGATGTGAATACTCTTCTGCTCAATAGCGCGAATGCTTTGCCAACACGCTTGTAGGCAACATCAACACGCATAGACCTAACATTTGCAGCATATGCAGCAATCTGGTCGACTAAGAAATTGACTTTATATTCATAGAACTGTCTATCATCTATTGTCACAGTTTTAAGCTCAATACTTGACTGTGGCAGATCTTTGATGATAGTAATCAGATCACTGTTGACTGTGTTCATTTACTCCGCCACAATTGTGAAGAGATTAACAAAAGCAGGCGCCTGGAAGTTATCTTCACCATCTTTAGAATAAACCTTACCGACGAAGAATACTCTCTTGAATGGACGTTGCTTATCATTTTCATCTTTAAACTCACCGAAGTCAATGCAATCAAGCTTCTTAAGCATCTCAACGCCTGTGCTGTCTGTTGTTGAGCCTTCAAAGATCTGCATAAAGACGTTACTAGACAGAGATGACTCAGCAAAATCAACTGTCATCTTTTCTTTAAGTGGAACTTGAGGATCAGTTCCTACAAGATTTCTCATCATCTCGTCGTACGTCAGCGGTTCTACTTCTACAATTGGATCATAGACGCCTAAGTTTTTCTGGACACCTGTGTCATCTGCATAGACAGGTGCTAAAAACTGGAAATTATCAAGATGCGAGAGCTGTCGATCAATAATGAAAGGATCTAGAGAGCCGATCTGCCCCACGGGTTGGGTGCCACGAAATGGGACAAAGTTATTTCTACGAAATGTGATTGATCCTGTTGTCAGCTTAAATTGACTATAGATCTCATAAGGCAACGATGTCTGAATGAGCTGTTGCTCAGTTAGACTGTCAAGGATAGAACCACTGACTAACTCAAACATGGAAGCAAATGAGCTTGTCACCGGTTCATAGTCAACACGATTGTAAGTTCCTACTCCTCCAGGAGAAGTCAGGATGTTGATAGACGCAGAGTAGACTTTACCGTCTGTTGACACTCTTGTTGTGCTGCCATCATAGGGAACAAGAAGACCGCTATCATCGTTCTCAATGACAATTTGATCCTGGACGCGATTACCTGCTTCAAAGTAGATGTAAGCAGATGCGTCATCTGACCCACTTGCTGCATCTTTAGCGTAAAACACATGTCGATCTGTGAAAGATGCAAACTGTGGGACAAATTTTCCTGCTGCTAGCTGACGTCGCCCTTCGACTGTGAGAACGACGTCCATGATGCGTGTTTTTGAATCGAGAATACCAGACATGCTATTCTAATTATAACAGTGTCATCATGTCTTGAAAATGTTGGTGATCGGTATAAATGGATTATTCTGCGTTGTTGTGTATGCGCCGCGTGATGTTGACGTGTCAATGTTGTCAACAAATGGAAATGTTCCCGTCATGTAAGGGCTAAGGTTGTTGCACTGTGTTAGCGATGCTGACACAGGAATATCAGATGATGATAGGACAAACTTTGCGTATGCAGGCCCTTGATCTTCGAATCCACCGTTCTTCTTATAGATTACTTTGTTGAATATCCTATAATCACGTGCCTGCTCTAGCATGTCTCTAAAATTTCCGTATTTATTGAGACGGAAGTAATTCTTAGGATTTTTAGGATCGCTGTACAGGAGGTTAAATCTTTGTGTAAATGGGGGTGGGCCAATGCTAATTGTGCTAGGACCGTTCTGGTAGTACGTCTTTTGATCATCGGTTAATTGAAGAAAACGTGAAAGCGAACCTGATAGGATATTACTAAATGCGACGCCTCTAGTACCGTCTGTCATAGAACCTGTCACATAGTTGTCAGCATAAGTTCCACTATACAAAGCTTGTTCTGCAATGTCAAATTGATCAGTGTCATCTTGCGTGTTTGCAACGATCTCATGCACAGCAGGAGACACAAGGTGCTGGTTGATGCTGTTGTGCTGCTTTGCAATTCCACCCTGGATTAGAGATCCGTACAGTGTGATCTGTGCATGATCTGTTAATATCTTAAAAAATGAACTTGTTATACTGAGCGGAGATTTATCGGCACCATTTGCATACGTGCCATTGGCAGTTGATCGATTGCAAATATCAGATTCAAGTCCAAATATTAACCTATCTTCTGGAACCAAGACGTAGGGCGTGCTGTTTTGAGACCAATTAATACTATTTAATTCTTCGTATGGCGCAGGTCCAATTGACGTGCTTCCTGCAACAGTAGGCAAAAGTGAGCCAGTTGCAAAATTGGTCAAAAATCGCTGATCTGGATTTAATTGGGCATCAAAAACTAATTCAGTATTAGTTGTGTTTTTTATTCGCCAAAATGTATTATTGCCAGAAGGTCCTAGCTGGCCATCTACTGTATTGATGCTACTTGAAATTGTTGACAGCATCGGTCCTGTCCAGAAGTTCAAGACGCCTGCACGTCTAAAATCGCTTCCTGCGGTATCGTAGACAGAATAAGCTGTTACACCACCAAAATTTGGAGATGTGACTTTTGGATACATTGAAAAGCTTATTGACCCAGTAAATAAACCTTCTTGACTTGACGATACTGAGAGTTGATAATCATAGCTGAATGCTGGATTGTGTGTTAAAAAGTTCGCATTGCCATTTATTGCACTATTGTAGAACGTCAAGGACTCATGAGATATTAAAAATCTTTGAGAAGTTTCTCTATTGTCATTTCCTGCTTGTCGATAGACAAAGAAAACTAAATTATCGATATCACGAAGAGATGACTCATACGGGTCTGTTGCACCGCCTGTTTGATTACCATGCTTTCTTCTTGCAACGAAAGGTAATTCGACATCGACACGCTCAAGTGCAAATGGTTGTCTGATATAATCAGACATTGGTAGCCCTTGACTAGATGTTGCATGATACCGTGGTGCAGCAGGTGCATCAAAAAATTCGGTCGGACTTCCTATTTTATTATAACCAAAATATTTTACTGTTGCATCTTCGTACGGTGTACCTATAGGGCGTCCTATCCTATTAGGAGTGCCAACAAATTGTGCCATAAAGTAATTCTGACCACTAAAAGTGGTCTCATTAGAGGGCGTGACGTTACCCATATAGCCAAGGTAGCTATTATTATTTAGTCCGATATCTTCCCAACGCTTTGAGTCAAAATTATAGTAACAGAATCCTGTGCTTGCTTGACCATAAAAAAGACCGCCGGGATCTGCATTAGTATCTGTGAATCCTAGTCTAAATAGGAATTTTTCTTGCTGCGATGTAATATCAATTGGAATTCCGATTTTATTCCTAGTAGGAATATTGAATCCAGGCGCAAACGCAATTGATGCTGTATTTTCATATGTTGCTGGGAGATAGAACAGACTTTCATTAAATGGCTTGAGTGACTCACTGCTACCCGGCAACCGAGGACGCTGTTCTACAGAAGCAGGTGCAATAGAAACAAGTGCACTAATTGAACTTGATGGCATTGTTGTCGAACCAACAGGGACCATCGCAGGAAATGATGTGTTGTTTGTCGAGAACACAATTATCCTATCATCTGCGAACTTCGTGTCCGTATCAATACCATTATTAAGGGGATCAGATGATCTGATTAATTGTGGATATGCATCCTGGAACTGGTCAAAGTCTCTTATTAGTCGTCGCGCAGTTTTTCTAAGAAATTTAGTTGACATTGTCAGCCTTTAAGTCCCGCGAAGGCGATTGAGTCGCGGTCATTACCTGCATAAACAAAACCGCCTGCCGCATATCGATCATACAGATTTACATTCTGGTTTAAAATATTGATACCAAAACGATCTGTGTCGTCGTGTCTTAGATCTTCATAAGGCTTTATGATCTGATCATTCATAGATTGAATTGCAGGTACCGCTATCCCCAAGATCTCTTCTTGACCGTCTAGAAAATCATCTAGCCCATCAAGAAGTTGATACTTGCTATCAAGTAATTGCGCTCCTATGTACTCATTCTCACCATTAAGGCTTGACTTCAATCCGCGCAATGTGTAGGGAACTTCAATTCCATCTGGCTCAAAAACGCTAACTTGTCCGTCATTTTTCTCATCGATCACCTGCTGCGTCACAAGCTCACTGAGAAAACTCTCTGCCAGATCTCCCTGGATGATCTGTGCGGGTGTCCAACGCTCAGTTGTGTCCACATATGCCGTTGTTGATGATTTGACATCCTGCCCAAGGTCGTTGATCTCTATTGATTTATCTATTAGACCTTGCTCATCAACTCTAATTGAGCGCATCCCCATATATGGTAGGACACCTTTTCTAAGACGTAGGGGATCTCTGATCTCGTTCCCCTGAAGTAGCTGACTTACGGGTGTTATGTCTATGCCATCTTGATTAGAATTGCCTCTAATGACGTGTAGGCTCTCGTTGAATGGTGTGTATGACATGATGATAACTATGTGATGATGCCAGTTTCAAAGCCCACACCTGTCTCATTCTGGACAGCGACTGTGCCCAGTGTATACTGCTGATCGTAGAGATAACGCATCCTGTGGCGCTCGAGCATGTGTGACTCGATTGTGTAGTTGATCCCAAGAAACTGTGTCTTTTTGGGCATCAAAGAGCTGACAAGGTCCGTGTAGGATGTGTCAAACCACTTGAAGAGATCGAAGAACACTTTATAATTGAGTTTGTCAGTTAGACGATTGAAGTAGATCTTTCGAAGCTGTTCAATGTCTGGGTAGTATTCATCGTAGAGGTACGATGGTTTTCCTAAACCGTTATTGAAGAAATCAAGATCTGCAAGGAGACGGATGATATCCTCGTTAAGCGCTTTAACAACCGAGTACTCGATGAGGAAACGACGATCATCTTCTGGCTCTTCACTTCTAATGACGTCATAGACAGGTGCGAGGCGTGCAGTGTTGATGTCATATTCCTCAGGGCGCTGCAAGCTCCTCACACGCACTTTGTTCGTTGTTACACTTTGGTCAAAGTTAGGTGCTAAATGTGAGTAGTAGAATGTCTCTGGCTTGACGACTTTTGCATTCACCTCAAATCCAAAACCCGACATGATCAAGTTGTTCTGGCTGAAGTCGAAAATCTGGATTTGCCCGCTACCGTTAGCGCCTGTGACAAACTGGTCAGTACTTGCATCAACACGTAAGCGCTCAAAGGTTCCTGTCGTCTCTGTGTCAAATGAGAAATTGATTTTAGGATCAACAACACCTAGAGACTTAAAGTTCCGGACATGCTCACTGAATTCTGTGTCAGTCAGTGCCTTCGACCATGTCCTTAGTTGAGCAACACGTCCTGTAAAATTAGTAACTTTGGCATCAGCTATGTAGCTGTTTAAGAATGATGCGCCTGTTGCCATACTCTGTGACCCAATGACAACGAAAGAACCCGATGCATTGTAGTTACTACTCACATTCTGCAGGACGTTGGTCGTACCGAATGTATCCACGTCATAAAAGTAAGATGATGTCTGGAAAGTAACAATTGTCTCGGTATCGATATTCTTACCGATGCGCAGAAAGTAGGATGAAGACACATGGTCTATCTGGTCGCTTCTCTGTCGTCCAAAAGCAATGTTCCACTTATCACCATCAAAGACGTTGACGCCTGTTAGCTGCAAGGTAATAACATTTGTTGAAACGCCTTGAAGTGGGCGCCCGTAAAGAGTTAGTGAATAATCACCTTCTTCGCTTCCTGATGCTGCGATGACGTTGAAAAGAACACCGTGCGCGCTAGAAGGTGATGTTGTACCTGTAACGTGAAGCCTCATCAAGCTCTCTGACGCGAAGTGCACTTGACGTTCTGAATACTTGTAGATGCCCTCAAGCGTGAACGATCCCGATGTAAACAGGCCATCAGATGGCGTTCCAGCAACGGTTGGGTATCCTGGTTCGACACGTGTTCCCGAGAGGAAGCTGCCTATAATTCTTGGCTTTACGGACGAAAATCCTTGTGAATTAAGTGTTCCTGGCGTTAGATTTAAACTACCCGAGAAGTCAAGCATAGTGGCAACTTCTGACTTATTCTCTCTTCGACCAGTAAGAAAGTTCTTTTTAGGGCCACCAAACTCTCTAATTGTAAAGAAGTTCTCAGGAATGATTCCAGCAGCGTTGAAAAGAGAACGAACAGATGCATTAGTTCCTTTTTCTCTCATTATGCTCGACATGTTTATCAATAGGCGTCGCCACAGTTGCTTTCTCACATAGTCAAGATTTTGTGCTAATTTCTCGTCGTTCTGCGTGACATTTCTTCCATCGTAGAACTGCTCACCCTGGGCAGTCTTAAAGAAAGATGGAACCTCAAAACCGTAATAATTCGCAAGAAATGGTAGAAATTTGTCACTGACTGATATGTCTTGATCATAATCAACGTGGACCAAATTTGAGAAATGATCCACAAACATCTTCAGTTCATCGAAGAACTTTGCATAGACGAGAAGCATCGCTGTTATAATCTGAGGCGATCCTATCTCGCCTGTTCCTGGAATTGACGTTCCTGTAAAGTCATTACCAATTGTTCCATCTTCATCTGTAAATCCTTGGCTTGACAAACCTTCTCTAAGATAGTGTGCAGGTATGATTTTAGTAATCAAGTTAGGATTAACTGCATCAAAATCACGTGCGTCTGCCAGAAGCTCTTGATTGTATGTTAGCGTCTCAGGGTAGTCTGCAAATAGAACGGGACACCGTTCTAGGTCTTCGGCAACCATCGGATTTTCTATTCCTGCGCCTGCCCTTAGTGTGTTATTGTAGCTCGTAATGTATGAGTGCAGTGAATTTCCCGAATAGTCAAGGACAACATCACTTGCCGTGTAAGAACCTGTCGGCTCATTAAACTTAAAATACATTTTTAAAGGCGACGTGGCGTAAATCTCTTTCTTCCAATTGTAGTCAAGATCTGCAGTAGTTCTTGTGTCATGAAAAAATCTCAGCTCGTCTAATGCACCTGATAGTTGCTGTTGTGGAACAAACGTGTAAGAACCTGCTGTGTGGGTCGATCCAGATCCTATTAAAAGATCAGCAGCACTGAAATTTAGATCATCAAAAATGACAAAATCTGATTTAGGTGATGCAAGTTTAAGATCACGGTAGATGGCAAGTGATGAAGATGATGCCTGTGCGTTGTATTCAAAATACAGGTGGTTAAATTGTCCCTTTATAACAGGCGCCGAGGCTGTTACGTAAGTGCTGCCTAGAGAGACAATGAAGAGTGCGTCGCAGGAAGATGTTGACGACGACTGTGATAGAGCAAGTGTAATTGCAGATGTCGCATCTTTTCTCTTCTGCAAGATAATCTGGTTGTTATTTGATTGTGCTGCAGGGTAGCAAAATAACTCAAATGAGAAGCTATTTGTTCTTGGATCAAGGACACTCAAACCTGTATCATTCTTTGACACGGTTGGAAAATTGATACCTGCTGCGTCAGCTGTAATGATCTTAGATGTTCCATCAAACAACAGAAAATTTCTACTTTTGGTAAACTGTGAGAGAATATACTTCTCGTAGCCTGTCAAGCTATCTTCAAAATCTTGTATCTCTTGGATGCTTCCATCAAATGGGTAGTTATTGATTATTCTATCAAATGCAACATTAACTTTTGCGACTGCAGAGTTGAAGAAAGTGTGATTTTCGAACTGAGTGTAGTCGATATTGAGTTCTTGTGTGGACTTTAGCGCAGCACCAATTTGATCATATCTAAAAGAGCCTGTATTGCCTATATTTGATGCTTCCTGGTTGCTGATCGTGACATCATCATAACGATTAGACAGTGACGCAAGCTTTAAGTTTGAAGTAAAAACTGTGGGGCGATTTGTTCTAACAACATTTGATGCCATGATTAATCCACCCTAAATTTTGCTGCAACGTCCTTGAAGACAACTTCTGAACCCTCTCTCAAGATCTTGAAGTCAAATGTATATGTGCGTCCACGAGGAAGTGATGTCATATTAAAGTCAAAGTAATGACTTGATGTGTCATTCGACACAGCCGTTCCTGGATCGTGAAATGGCACAATCACCTCATTTAAATCTGTGTCGCGAACTTGGTAGTAGATGTCCTCGACAAATATTCCTTTGTTCTCGTAAGGAAGCTTCTTAGATATGAACTGCCTTGTGATGTCTTCTATGAAAATTCTAAATCGATATTGCTCATTCTGCTGGTATGATGTCCGCATATTTGTCATGCTAATTGTCAATCTTTCAAGATCAACATGATACTGCTCTGTGTCAGGCCTGTAGACAGTGAGTGATCCTGTCAGGAAGCCTACTTTACCATTATTAGATCCCCACACTTCAGTAAAATCAACTGATCCTGTACCTATTAAATGATTGTAGATCGTTGAATTCTCAAAGCTGTTTAAAATGACATCAGCTGTGTAGACACCTGTGATAAAATTCTGGCCATAGCTTAGTTGTGAGACATTAAATTGCTTTGAAAATGATCCTGTTGATAGCTTTAAGATCATGCAATTTGTTCCTGTTATCGGCGTAAGCAAAGTACCCGACAGGATGTTTCTTGGTATGCCTCTAACATTGTTTGATAGGAGAAGCGTCCCTACTTCATTGAAGAAGAAATTATTGTGATTATCACGAACAAGATCATTGTAAGTTACAACAATATTAGGACGTTTACCTACATTCGTGGCGTTTCTAGACGTAAATCTCTTCACAAACCGCGTGAATTCATCTGTCTCTTGCGATCCTGTGAAGGATATCCTAAAACCATGATCAGGAATAAGTCCTGCAAGCGTCCCTGATACAATGTCTGTTATATCAACTCGAAGATCTTCTTCACCCGATGCAAAGATCTGCTCTTTCCAAAGGTTGACAACTCCATTTCCGTCATTCAAGTTACCGCTTGAGATGATGTCGATGTCAGAAGATCTTAGCAGGCCTTGTTTATCGGCACCTGTCACATACCACTTCTCAACTTGTCCTGTTGAAACAGATGCAGTCAAAAAATTGCAGACATCAATGTCCCTATAACCGACAACGTCTCTACCCACACCCTCATCAAAGCTTCTTGACAGCGGGAAAACAATTAGTTTAAAGTTAGTGGGTGTTGGTTGGCCACCATAAACATCCTTTAAAACTAACTCACACTTAAATGAAGTGTCATTTGTGTTCAGCTTGGTGGCAAGGAGTGATACGAGAGGCGAGTAATCAAACTTTATGAGAATTCTAGAAAGCTCAATTGGATTTGTCTCTCCGATGATCCTGTTCTCATCGTACAATTTGAACAAGTCAAGTGTGCCTGCTTGGCCTAGATTTGCATCTGTGGCACGGAAAGATGACCCAATAATTTTATTGGTAATGTATGTATCCTTACTTGCTGATAGTGCTAAATACATTTCATCTCCTAACTAACGTTACCAATAATATCAAAATCTGGATATCTAACTTCAAATATCCCGCCGGGAGGTGGAACTATTACCCCATTCAGAGTATTCTGCGTCACGTTAAAGACTACATCACTGTATGCCGTTCCATTGACAACGCCGTTGACACCTTCAAATGTAAGATTTGATACTGTTAAGACACCATCTGTGTTTAAAAGTATATTCATGATGTCAGAAGTTAGAATTCCTTGATCAATTTGGAAGTTCTTAATGTTGAAATAATCTTTAAGAGACTGATTAATCTGTTGTAATGTCGTATTCTTCACAGCAGATGCATTAAGTGTCACTGTGTACTTGACTCTTATGTTCACAATTGCTGCATCAACAATGTCTATTGCGTCAGAGATCAATCTAAATTCGTTGAGGTACTTGCTCAAATTGATCTTAAGTGTATCACTTGATAGCACAAGTTGACCGCTGGAGTTTCGACTAACAACGTACATTAAAGTTGATAGCGGGTTAACTGGGTTCGGGCGGAAACCTGCACGATAAACTCTGCCAAAATTAGATGGCATGGTATAGATGCGTGCTGCAGCATCTTGCTTGGTCACAATTCTATTCTGTGAATTTGCATAACCAAGTGCAATAGATCTAAGATCTTCAAGTGTTAGAGCATCCTCACCACCCACTGCCGTCTCCGTGTTGTCAACTTCAAAAGTTGCCCGAATTGTGGAGGCAATGCTTGTGGGTGTCGAAGGTGGAAAGCGATGCACAAGTCGTGAGATGCTATTGATAGTTCCTGCTCCCACGTTATTGTTTAAGCCTCCGCCATATCGATATGATACAGTGATTGTTGTGCTTGTGGGAGAAATGCCTAGACTTCTTGTCTGGAGCAGCGTATTGGGATCAATTGAAACTTTGTTAAAAGTCTTCTTTGATCCATAGAGAGGAAGTGCAAGCTCTGATGGATCTGGTATGACATCATCATCGAGTGACTGTGCATCTCCTGACCCAAAAGTCAACGTTGTTCTTCCTGAAACGCGACTTCCACTCGATGTAAAGCGGCGTGGAGCGGGTATCACTGATAGTGAATCCTCGACAACGTCAGAATCGTATTTGGTGTTTGTCATTGCCTTGTAGACAACATCGTGTGTGAGAGATTCGACTTCATAATATTGATTACCGTCTGAATCGGTGACACCAATAATCTCTGACACATTCTGGTTAGCAAGAGTTAACGTTCTAAAGGGAATAAAGCTGTCATCAATAGTGAAAGTCTCAGTTGCAACACGCCCTGATGAGCAGATGCCTATTCCTTTCATAACAAAACGTGTAGGATTTCCTGCTGCGTCTTGCGAAAAGATTTTATACTCTGTGGTAAGATTTCCAATGCTATCAACGGCACCAAAATTAACATCTTCTGCTAGCTCAAACACAATTCCAGAGTTTGAAGTAACTTGTGTTCCTGACTGGATAATTGGGAGATACTGTGTATTAGGCTGGTAGTTACCGTTGACAACTTGTGCCGGAATTACTGCGTAAAAGTTGACATTTACTATGGAGGGTGATGCTCCGCCGATCTTGACGCCTGCTCTTCTAACAAGACGCTCAACGTTGTTTACGTCTGTTGCTGATGCAAGATCAAGCTCATTAAACTGGTAGTCGAGATAGTATGACAGGACATCACCCGTGTATGCAGCCATGTCGATGAACATTCCTGCAACAGAGCTTTCTGATACATCTTTGATCTGGTCAGAGTAATAGCTCTTTGCATAGGTCGCAAGATTATCTCTAAGCGCATCAAAATCCTTACCGAGGTAAGATCTCTGGCGCTTTTGACGGAGTTTTTGCTGAATTGTTGCCATTATCCCATCACCTCTAGTATGATCTTAACTTTCTGGTTATTTGCGCCGATCTTTGGGACGCTGTAATTTACTATGATTTGAAATTTTGCCTGCCCGTTTCTTGTCGACGGGAGGTTCTGCATGTCAAATGTGTCAAGTGTGACGAACGGCATGTACTTCTCAACCGTTCGCATGATTGACTGCATGACTGTCGTCTCAATATCTGAGTTAGTCGAATAATCTGCCAAAATTAGCCTAAGATTGCCACCGTAGTCGTACAGACCTAGACGCTCACCCCAGTTTGTCATGATCATGTTGCGTAAGTTGTCCTGAACCTGTTCAGCAACAGACGTGTGCATCTGGTATGGATTACCATTGCCGCCGAGCGACATCGGTGTCTTGATGCCAATTGGAAATACAGGAACAGTGGGCGTAGCTGTTCTAAGCTGCGTGACCGTCGTCCCGATATTTTTAAAGCTGCGTTCTGCCATCTCAGTTTATAAGTATTCGACTGCTAAGATCCCAGAATTATACTTGATTTTATGCTTTCCAGCGCGTCGTTGATTTGTGCTGTATAAGGATCAATTGGCACTGCCATTGCTTTTGCGGCTGTATCAGCTGCTGTTGTCGCAGGTTGAGATGCAGCTTGCTGCGCCGCCGAAGCTGCGGCGGCGGCGGCGGTGGGTCCTGCGGCTGCAGCGGCGGCGGCGGCGGAGGCGCCAACGGCAGCAACGGCGGCGGCAGCAGAAACTATTGGAATATTTGCCTGCAATACTGCTGTTATATCTAAAATTCTGTTAATAATATCAGTAAATTGATCATATCTGAGGTAGGGCTGATCTGATGACGTCCCTGCCAGATATACCTGCCCTTCGCTTCCTGGAACAACAACTATGTCACCGTTAGATCTAATGACAACAGCAGCATTGGAATTTTCTGCCTTTATCTTGACATCATTTCTTGCGACTAACCTTACTTGATCGCTCTTGATAACAGCACTAGCACCATCGCCGCTCCCATTGATGCCTTCAATGTTGATTGAAAAATTGCTGTCTGGATTATCATTCATCGCAAGGTACAATCTTGACTTGTCAAGTATGAAGTCAGTAGCACTGTCGGTGATTGCCGCCTGCGTCTTGTCAATTTCTTGGTTGCCGCGCGTGTTTCTGACAGGTATTGTCTCTAAATTGTGACCTGCAACAATGTCAACTATTCCTTGTCCTGGAACATTCGTAGACGAACCCAGCAAAACAGATGCATTGTTAGACCCTTGAATAACAAGGTCACCTGGCTGTCTAACCAATCTTGGGACGGCTTCTTGAATAAATTTTTCTTGGTACTCTATCGACTGTGCAATGATCTGATCGTCATTGATTGATGATCCTGACGTTTTATCATACACACTGTCTGTCTTGCCTTGTGGGAAGCTGGCTGCATTTGGCACTGTTCCGTTGAAAGCATTTTTGGCACCAATCTGTGGTTCGCTACCTGCACCACCGATTGTGATCGGTTGATTGACAATTCGATCAATGTGTGTGTAATTTACATCTTCTGAGATGTAATCGCCTGGCTTTCGGCACATCCAATAGTAAGTTTGATCTACAGCAGAGTAGAAAATCCAAACTTGCTCTGCAGGTTTTATGGGAAAGCAAAGATGCGCAGGGAAAAATGGATATGCGATGTGCTGGTCAAGACGATTCGCCTCAATTATCTGGCACCAGATAGAGTTGATAGGCATTGAATTGACATGAGAACTGTTGACAACAGCGGACTTAATAAGGTCGGCTCTCTCTTGGCTTAAAGTCTTTGGATCTGATATAAAGTCGATCACTTTAGCTGTAATAAATGCACCGGGACTTTGCGAAGTACTTTGTGTATTCGTCTGCCTATCACCTCTATCTGTGCTAGGAACAACAAATGGACCTGATGCCCTAGTAAAAATAGACATTAGCTCTCACCGATCTTATCATAGATCGCATCCATGCTCATCTCCTTACTCTCTTCCTGCGCAATAAGCTCAGCAAGCTTAAGAATTTGATCATTGGCTCGGGACATACGCTCGATGTATTTAACAACAACGGGTCCTAGGATGTTGTGGTTAGCTGCATTGCCCTTTATCTGCATCAGTGTATCTGTGAATAGAATACCGGCATTCTCCCGGTCATTAACAGCATTCTCATACACTTCCTTCCAGAGCATCTTCTTCTTATCTTCGGTAGATGTTAAACTATCAAGGATGTCTGAAAACTGCTTGATCTTCTTCTCTTTATCGTTAAGTGAGTCAAGTGACTTATCTATCGAAGACATTAGAAACTCCTAGAATATGTCATATTCGCCTGTCACCATCAGGTCCTTGTAGCGCTTTCTGATGCTTGACATTGAGATTGAAAGCTGCTTTGGCGTTAAACCTGTGATGTCTCTAACGTAGACAAAGATTGCCCGCTTGTTGAGTATCTCCACATCATCAATTTCATTGAAGATCTTCTTAATTGCTTCGATGCACTTGATCTCATTCTCACACGTCATGTCTGATCTAATATCTTCAAGTAGGACAAAGATGTTAGTAGTCGTGTCTTCTTTGATTAAATTGGCATCTTGATTCTGCTCAACAGAGTAGTTCTCAAGGTCGATTAGATCGATCTCACTGATTGCGTCCTTATCGTCAATGCTGCACATTCTCTTGGCAGCCTTTGCGCGCTGGCGACTCTTGACAATAAGCCAGTTTTTGGCAACGACGTTGAAATAGCTAAAAGCCTTAGTGCCTCTCGTAGCATCAAACTTCTTCAGTGTCTCAAACAAGAAAGTGATGCAATCGTTCTTGAGGTCATCAAAGTTACCATGCGTCACATTAAAGCCCTGTATAAAAATCAGATTTTCTACTAGCTTATCAAATGCTGGGAGTATCTCTTGAACATAGATACTCTCTCGCTCATCGTCACATGTCTCACTTTGAAATCTCACAATAGCATCATGAGTTCCTGCATGGAAGTAAAGCTTCATACCGCCTGGGGACGATGATTTAACTGTCTTCTTCTTGTGTGTCATCATTATCCCTTAGCGTTTGTGTTAAAGAACCAGCAATCTTGAGAACAGTTTGCTGTGCAACTTCAATATCAGCAATGACCTGTCGAACTTCGACAGAGTCAAAAAAAACTGGGATCTCTAAAATCTTAGAGATCCTCCCATAGACACCATCAAGCTCATCAAGTGAGCTTTCAATTGTGTCTTCAACATTAATGATTATCTTGCCAAACTTGTAATTGTAGTAAGCTGAGATAGCTAACAAGGTTGACAAGATTAGGCAGGTTATGATCAGAAACGCAATCAGCATTATCTAATCCCCAAAGCATCAGTGAGCTTTGCATAATTATCAAGTATTGCAGATCTTGAAAAGCTTTTTTGACATTTTACTGCAAGATCCTCGGCCCACTGTCGTGGAGTGATATAGCTTTCCTTAAACTTTGTCAATCTCTTCTTGAAATCTGCTTCAAGTGGTTGTGCCCACTTAGTGCCTGCCATGAAGATGTTGTTGTCAACACGTGTTGCTGGTATGTCGACCAAAGTAAAGTCAACTGGGATGAACTTTCCTAACTTCATGAAGTCAAGATGACCCGACCAATTTGTTGTAATAACAGGCAAACCTGACGCTGATGCTTCAAGTAGCGGCAATCCAAACCCTTCGCCTCTTGTTAAACTAACTAGACACTTTACGGTTGGGTGTCTGTATAGACCTGCAATTTCAGCTGATGTTAAATTACCGTGCAAAACATGAATTCTTGGATAAAGACCACGTCTATTCTGATTAATAAACTTTTCTATGTTATCTTGTGTATACTTTCGATCAATTTTTGTGCCGCGACCAAAGTTTGTCTTCAAGATGATGCCAACATCCTTATTATCTTTAAAGACGTCAAGCATCCACTTCAATGTATCTAGAATGTTCTTTCGATCATCTAAACTATTCTGCGCTGTCATTTGTGACACAATTAGAAAATTGAAGTTAGTTGAAAGTGGTAGATCGAATGAAGGTGCATTATCAATCTCAGGCATGTACCACTCGCCGATCACGTGGACAGGAGTTGTAACTTTACCTGATGACTCAAGAGTCTTCTTAACATGTTCAGAAGGAACGATGACAACATTCATCTTGTTGACGGCATCAATCCACGCTGGGTTGCATCGATCAGTTTCAACCGCTGCTGTTACACCGATGTTGTAGGTTGCAATATTGGCATCCCACTCATTAGGAAGCTGTACCTGTATAGAGATGTCAAATCCTGTCGCCTGATTTGTAGAGCGTGACATGATATCTCTGATGAGACCATCCTCGGCATCTGGATTGATTAACCAAGATGTGTTACCCCAGTTTAGAACTTGTGTCTGAACTGCCCAAGTATCAATAGATTTAGCCCACTGGAAAACTTGTCGAGAATGCTCTCCATAACCTGAGACACTGAGGAGTGGTGCTCTTACGATTACTTTCTTCATTAGATCTCCTTTGCTTCCCAGCGCTTGTAGTTATTTTTCCAGTTCTCTATTGTATCTTTCATTGTCTGGTGCCAGTCATCAATTGTCTTCTGGTAAGAGAATTCAGACAGTGCATAATCTCTTACTTTCTTTCGGAGTTCATTCTTCTCATCGGGTGTCTTTTTAAAGAGACGGTAGAGACCCTCAGCTGCTGTTTCTATTGTGACGTAATCCTCGTAGATGTATGGGACCATCTGTGAACCTACAAGTGTCTTCATCTCTACAGGAAGTGCAATGCCGTTCTCTGATCCGTCTCGGTGGTCCACAACTTGTCGTGTTAAACCGCCCGTTTTGACTGCGACAATCGGTGTGCCTGCTTGCATTGCTTCAAGCGTTCCTAGACCAAATCCCTCTGCATAAGACATATTGATACAACAGTCTGAGATGTTGTAGAGGACATTCATCTTGTCAAATTCAATGCGATCCTTTGAGAAAAACACATTATCCATGATACCAAGCTCTTCAGCAACAGCAAAGAGATTTGGCCCCTCTTGATCAAGTGGATCTGTGTGCATGATCAGAGTTGCTTTCTTATGGCCATCGTTGTTTTGCATCTTATCAAGCATCTGCTTCCAAGCTGCAAGAACGTCAGATGGCCTCTTCCTTCTTGCGTTTCTATTAACCCAAATGCCGACGAAATGATCCATTCTATTGACACCGAGCAAACTTCTCTTGTAGTTTGAGCGCTCTGTCTCATTCAATGGAAAGAAAATATCATCAGGTATTGCGTGAGGTACAAAGTTCGTCTTATTAGGAAAGTGTCCCTTAAGCATCTCATAGGTCATGTGAGAGTGACAGTTGATCAGATCAGTTGACTGATACAACGTCTCATTGAACTTTGGATATGGATAATTGTCCCAAACATGCCACCACAGGATAGGACACATCTGATGAACTTCGTCCTCCATCTCAAAGAGCCAGATGAAAAAACGAGGATCTGTAAAGATCAAGATTGCGTCTGGTTTCTCAGTTGCAATTGTCACACGAATAAGATCTCTATTACCAAAACCATCGATTGGCTTGATAATGAGATCTTCATTCACGACGATTGTTCGATAGTCATTGTGCTTCATGGCGGCACCGAACTGTCTAAACGTCCACTCACCCTTCTTAACAAGGCCGTTGAGCAAGTGTCGTGTCTGCGTGCCTACGCCAGATGTTGAGAGCGCATGATCCGATAGGACGATGATTTTTTTCTTCTGCATGTGGTTATTTCAATAATAACCACCTATTTATAAGAGGTAAACGCTGCAAACTCACTTGAGCCACTGCAATGCTCAGTATTTTTGTAGTCACAGTAAGTGCATGAAATCCGATTCTTAATCGGCTTATTTGCTTTGACTCCTGCGATCATAGAATTGACCATCTTGGTGGCTTTCTCGAATGCCTTCGGTCCTACTGATACTTCGACGAGCTCACATGCCTTGCCTGGCTTTGCACCACGCTTTAGAAGGACAAAACCGCACTTGATTTCCTTTGCATCAAGTTCAAACTTCCTTGAGCAGAAGTACTTGTAGAGTGCAATTTGCGCCTGATAGATAAAATCTTGCTTCTTATCAGTCGACCAGCCTCGTGCGGATGTCGTCTTCCAGTCTGCAATCCAGAGGATCTCTTTGCCGCGGCTGTTCTTTGCTCGAAACATCGCGTCGACGAATCCTTTGAACTTAACATCAGATCCTGGGATCTCTTCGTAAAGTTCATGCTCTGAGGCCATGAATTGCCAGTCTGGAAAAGTTTCATCAAGAAACTTTGGTACTTCGGACAGGATCTGCTCAGCTTCCTTGATCCAGTTTTCTGGCTTCTCAAAACCCTTCTGCTGCCATGTCGATGTGATAGCATCGCGCATACGATCGAGGTTAAATGTTCTATGCTCTAGATAGTCCTCAAGTTCAGCGTGGACGATAGTTCCAAAGTCAATGTTTGGACTTGGTTTGAACATGTCAATCTTGTCAATATAGACAAGTTTGTGCCGCCATGGGCACTCCTTCCATGTCTTGACTTCAGAGTAGGATACGTGTGGTTTGCCAGTTGGGAACGTAGTCACGTTCTAATATTACGTTGCGTTCTTAACCTTTTCATTGAGATAATCACGTAGAGAAATTCTAGGTTGCCACTTTAGCTCTTCACGAGCTCTCATGTTATTTGCAAGTGTCTCTCTTGTCTCACCGATTCTCTCTGGAACATAGACACGCTCGACGCCAATCATGTCAGCAAGATCATTGATTGAGTAGTTATGACCTGTTCCAATGTTCACAGGACCCGTCGCGCTAATCTTGTCTGCTGCCTGTAAGTTCGCAGCAACTACATCACTAATATGTGTGAAATCACGGCGTTGGCGACCATCTCCCACAATAGTCATTGGCTGACCTGCTGCTTTCTGGCGGAGAAACAATCCCATTACTGGCGCATACTCACCCTTTAGCGGCTCACGCGGCCCGTAGACATTGAAGTATCTGAGTGAGATTGTCGAAAGACCGTACAGTTTTGTGTAGAGATCACACACTTCCTCTCCTTGCCACTTGGAGAGCGAGTATGGAGTTGCGCAACCCTTTGGAGCGTACTCAAGAAATGGTGGTTTTGAGGCATGACCGTAGTACGATGAAGAAGCCGAGTATACGACTCTCTTGACACCTGCGATTCGACTTGCCTCAAGGACCTCTTGGGTTCCTAATACGTTGACAGAGAAACACTCAGATGGATTGTTCACGGTTGGTTGAATTCGAGAACGTGCTGCAAGATGGAAAACAACATCAACGTCAGCGTAGTACTTTCTTAAGTACATATCTCTAATGTCATCGATGATGTTGAGTGTATTCTGATTCCAATGAAAAGTTTCATTTTGAGGTGCTGATTCATCATCAATACAAGTGACTTCATCACCTCGTGCGACTAACGCATCGACGATGTGTGAACCAATGAATCCTGCGGCTCCTGTCACAAGCGCTTTCATTGCTGTTTCCTCTTGCTAACTGCACGACCGATCTGTTTCTCCCAATCGCGATCATCTGGAGCGCGAACTTCAAGATTTTTATCCCAAGCAGCCTGCATTACCTTTGGATCAATTCCATGCTGGCGTGCAACGCTCATAAGCGCATTAATGTCCTTTGGAAAGCAGTGTCCTCCGAAGCCTCTAACATAACGACCATCGTGGGTAGGAACAGGTCCGGGTACTGACCAATGTGTATCACCGAGGCGACGATCAACTTTGGCATACTCAACAACTTTGTCATAATCAATGTTGCGCCCATCTTTATCAAGGGCTTCACAGATCTGTGCAACTTCATTTGCAAATGAGACCTTCACAGCGAGCATACAATTTGTTACATACTTTACCATCTCCGCTGTAGTAGAAGATGTCTTAATAACAGGAACTCTTGGGAATGCTGTCTGGAAGATCTGTTTTACCTCATTAATCCACGGGCGAGGACCACCAAGGATAATTCGATTTTGATTACGCATGTCTTCTAGTGCGTTTGCTTCTGTCAAAAATTCAGGATTAAAAATAACATGAAGCCCTTGTGGGCCAAATCTTTCATTCCACGCTTCTGTAGATCCTGGAGGAACTGTAGATTTAACAACAGCAATTCTTTCTCCTGGAATTGAAGATAATTCTTCAAGGACACTCTCAACAATACTGAGGTCTGCGTCGCCGTCTTCGAACATGGGTGTAGGAAGGCAGACAAAGTACACGTTCGAGAAACCTGGTGTTCCGCCACCTTCATTATCTAGTACAAGCTCTTTGATGGTGCTTGGATAGCCGGCTGCAAAATCTCCATGACTAGGCAATGCTCCCTTTGCGTATCTTCCAGATTTGTCGTAGGCATAGACGTCAAATCCACGCTCTGCAAAGACCGTAGTGAGACTTCCTCCTACAAATCCTTGACCAATAACAGCTATGCTCATTTTAGCTTCTCCATTTCATTTTTTAAGTCAGCCTCATACATGAGCTTTGCGAGACCCTTGAAAGTTGTTTTTGGTGTCCATCCAAGCCTCTCCTTTGCTTTAGAACAGTCGCCCTCAAGCCAAGGAACTTCATGAGGTCGCCTTAACCTCTCGTCAATGACCAGATGTTTGTCGACATCAAGACCTGCAATCTGGAAAACTTCGTCTAGAAACTCGCGAACAGTGTGGGTTTCTCCAGTGGCAACGACATAGTCGTCAGGCCTGTCCTGCTGGAGCATGAGCCACATTGCCTCGACATAGTCCTTGGCATAGCCCCAGTCGCGAAGAGCGTCGAGATTGCCGAGAGCAATCTTGTCCTGCAGACCAAGCTTGATTCGCGCTGCAGCAAGCGTGATCTTGCGAGTGACGAAAGTCTCGCCACGACGGGGGCTCTCGTGGTTGAAGAGAATGCCGGAAGATGCGTGGATACCGTAACTCTCTCTGTAGTTGCGAGTGAGACCGTGAGCAAAGACTTTAGCACAGGCGTAAGGAGAAGCCGGCATAAGTTGGGTCTCCTCGTTCTGCGGGTGCGCTGGGTTGTCGCCATACATCTCAGAAGAAGAAGCTTGGTAGAACCTACAGGATGGCTGAACGTTGCGTATGCACTCAAGCAGGCGCAGCGGTCCCATTGCTACTGCATCCACAGTCTCCTCTGGGACTTCGAACGAGACACGAACGTGAGATTGAGCAGCAAGGTTGTATACCTCATCGAACTTCTGTGTAGAGAAGAGACGATAGAAAGCGCCAACATCATTCATTGAGCCGTAGACTAGCTGGAACCTAGGATTTGCAAGGAGATGATCGATACGATCGGTAGCAAGAAGAGAAGTCCTTCTCTTCATTCCAACAACTTTATAACCCTTTTCAAGGAGAAGCTCAGCAAGATAAGAACCATCTTGACCAGTTACTCCAGTAATTAAAGCTTTTTTTATCATTTTATGATTTTAAAAAAGTTTTATCACTTTTTCAATGAAAATAATGCGTGATATAAGTAAACATTATTGTTATATTCTTCTCTATCGAAAAATTTAACATTTGTTACATTAAGACCCGACTTTTTAAACTTACTCACATACACATCAACTGCTTGATCTATTTCTATGTTTACTTCACCAAAAAAATCAAGCCTTCTATTTTTCCAAATTTTATTTTTTTCATTCTCTATGTCAAATGGTTGAACTACAATGTTGATCAAGCATAAAGCTTCGTCATTAATAGCTTTGTGGATGTGATCAATAACATCAAAATTTTCGCAATATACATTGTTGCAATATGTTGATAGAGGATTATCTACCAATATGATGTCAAAACTATCGCGCCAACTATCATTTTTTATCTTATCAATACTATCACAACACACAACATTTGCATTTGGAAATTTCAATTTTGCTTTTGATGCGACAGCAGGATCTATCTCCCACATCTCCATGCTTCTTACTTTATCATAAAAAAAGTGTGACTGTCTTGATCCATCTTTTGCAAATAAATCAATACAAGACTTGTAAGATAAGTCAAAGTTTGAAAATAAATACTCTAGAGACTCTAAAGTTAAATTTCTACCTTTCAATTTGCTACTCCCCTAACATTTGGATATGCTTCTTTAAATTTGTGAATTGTCTCTCTAAGTCCAACGCGAAGTGGAGTGTACGCATCTGTCCAGCCAAGAGATCTAAGCTTCTGGTTCGATGAGGGCTTCTCATACTGTCCATCAGGCTTTGACGCGTCAAACTTCACGTGTCCCTTAAATCCGATTTCTTCTCCGATCATTAGAGAAAGATTTTCGATAGAGATCCAATCAGGATTGCCGATGTTAACGGGCTCTTCACCGTCATAATTTTCTGCGAGCCATAGGATGATCTTAGCTGCATCTCTGGCGGAAGTAAACTCTCGAATTGGGCGTCCAGTCCCCCAGATAACCACTTCGTTCCTACCTTCAAGCATTGCCTCGTGGAACTTGCGAATGAGAGCTGGAATAACATGACCACTGTTGAGGTCGTAGTTGTCATTTATGCCGTAGAGATTGTTCGGAATGACGGAGATGAAGTTGCATCCGAACTGTTGACGGTAAGCTCTACTCTGGACTTCAAGCATCCTCTTTGCGTAGGCATACCCAAAGTTCGAATGATGAGGTGGACCAGCATGAAGCTGTCCCTCAGTGAGAGGATACTGGACGTAGACCTTGTCTGGATATATGCAGGTTGAGAGAACCGAGACCAGCTTCAGCTTTCTTTCACGGCAGGCATCAAGAACATTCATGTTCATCTTGACATTGTCGTCGAAGAAGTCTGCAACGTAGTCAGTGTTTGCCTTCACACCACCGACCCTTGCCGCGCAGTGAATGACCGTGTCTACTCGTCCATCTTCCAGAGTGAGGATAGCATGATTCGAATCTGTGAGGTCGCATTCCTTTGAACTCATGCCGACAGACACAGGGGACAGAGCAAGAATTTCACTGCCCAGAAGCCCAGTCGCACCTGTGACTAATTTCATGAATTATCTCTCGAGTACTTCAGTATCATGTCAAGACCTTCTGATTCGAAAGTTTCTTTCAAGATTTTTGCGTTTGGTACAACACAGTGTCCTCCGATCTTTGACTCAGGAGGAAATAGCACGGGTCTAACGACGTTGCTTTTGCCCAATTGAGTGTAACCAGAGTTGTATGTTTTATTGAAAAGCGTGACAGCTTCCTCAAAATCTACTCCAACTTCATCGCACATCTTCTTCATTTCACCATGCCATGCGATGCAAATCCCATAGTATGTAGTATCCAATAGCTTCCCAAGCTCAGTTTCACGTGAGCTTTTTAAGGATACTGCATTCACGCCTAAACTTCTTAGATGTTCAGTAATTCTCGAACTACTTTCCTCATTATCGCTTCCCACATATTTGACAAATGTCAGTATACCTTCAAGTAGATTTGGATGAACGCCACGAACCGGAGAGTGAGCAACATCACAGGCTAATTTTTTTGAAATTAACTCTGTAGTTCCTACTCTGACGGTAGAGTGTATGATTATCATCTTGCTTTTCGAACGTTTCGCGATGTCTATCACAATCTCGTTGAAATTATTAAGTTGCGGTATACATACGTTCAGAACATCGATATTTGTCATCCCATCATCGCGGTCAAGATCTTTCACAAATATCTGATGCTGTCTCGATCTAGAATACAACTGATGGATTGCTTTCCCTATTTCGCCGTATCCTAAAATTCCAATATTCATTTGGGCACCTATCGAATATCTTACATCGTGATTTTGATTTGATAAGTGAAATAAGAATTTCACACGTCGTTTCTGTTAGAAACGACGGTGTAATAATCTCTTTCATGATTAATCTTATAGAATATCAAGAATATGAACTTTGTCTTTGCTTTCAAGATCCTGAAAAATAACCTCTATACCTGCGTCATTGAATTTTTTGACGTTCATATAATTCTTTCCACCCGCCCCAGCAAGATATTTGTTCGCTCCTAGCTTTTGACAGATGGATATAAGACGTTCGTTACTTGTTAGTTCTGTCTTTTCATCAAACAGAATTTCAGTATCAATTTGAAGCTGTTGAGAGATAGATGAAATTAGATTGCAATTTGTGACAGTTAAACTGTCGCTGATGCATGCATCAAATTTTTCTAGAATTTTTGACTTATCGGCAATTCTTCGTTTAATTCGTTCCCAATCTTTAAATGGATCGACGTATTTCTTTTCTATAATCGGATCCAACCCTTTCTGGACAGACATCGTCTGCCATGAGCCTCTATAGAAAAAACGATTCTGATAATTATTTTTTTCGAATTGACAATGATTTAAGATCACAAACTTTTCAACAGATTTCATCTTTAGAAAGAATGGTAACCATGGGAAAAAATTAGGTTGATGAATCGCTATCATCATTTTATTTCAAACCATTTCTTAAAGTTATCAACGCTCATCTCTCTATGATGAATGTACCAAAGATTTTGTGAAGGATCGAAAGAATTGTATTCAATACACTTCCATCCATCTTCGAACTTAATAAGCTCTATTTTGTTTTCAGCACAAATTTTTTCTGTTATCTTGTTCCACTTATTAAAGGGAGGAACAAATATCTTTGATTTTGCAATCGAGCAGCTGACCAATATACTCATTTCTTGAGCATGCTCTTCTAAAAGCCTATGATCAACGTGTATTAAACCGTGGCTAGCTCTGATTGCAAAATCAGGAATTTCTGGTATTGAAGCGATGTCAACTTTAAAAAACTCTCTGTAGTCTGAATATGCATTTAGAATTTTTGGGTATATTCTCTGTCTATCTTTTCCATTAAACTCTTCCATGTTATGGACCAACGGAGAGATACAGTACAAAACACGGGCGCCAAGATCATATGCGTGTCTACCCATTTCATTTACATCAGTCATATCACAGTTAGCACAAACATCATCAAATCTAATTGTATAATTTTTTAACATCTATCACCTTGTGTAATTAATGAATTAAAAATATGAGAAACCACAAGTTCTGCTTCATTACCAATAGGTCTTTTAAAGTTAACCATTGTATACTCATTTTTTTGAAGTCTATTTGAATCGACTTCCCACCAACTTCTATCGATCCAATCGTGTCGTGGGTTGCAATCTCTATTAATGTATGTGATAGAATCACAACTTACGTTGTTTATTTTGATTAGCGCACGCATTAAAGATTCGTCTGAAAATTCTGTGGATTGTGAGTAAGGATCTTCTACATTGTCAAAAATTTTAGTTCCCTTCAGAGTGCTTATCCATTCAGGGAATTCTAAATTTTTAGGGTTTATAACATTCTTCCAAACTGTTGATTCAGCGTGTGTATTGCTTGCTGGTACTTTGCCGTAATGAGGCGTACCTTCATAGACTTCAAGACCAACCATTCCAATGGTCCCGGGCCGTCTTTGTTTTGCGTAATTTATTACATAATCTGATCTGAGGGGTGCTGTATCTATGTCTTCAATCATGCAAACTTCATTTCCATACTGTGTGCATGCGTACCTTCTTGCAATCTTTGCTAAGTTAGCAGAAGGAACACCTTCAATATTTTTAAAGACGATGATATCGTCAAAAAGATCATATAGCTCTTGGATTACATTTTCTCTGTCTGTAACGTATGCTAATGTAAGCTTCAATCCTGGAAATAATGATCTCCAGGCTTTTGAGATAATTGGAGAAAATTCAAGGAAACATGAATCATCTGAGCTGACTATTAGGCGATCAAAAAAATATTTGTCTATTTGCATGTGCTATTTTATGCCAATAAATTAAAAAAGTTTATTGGTCTCCAGTTTATTAGATCTACTAATCAAATCTAATATTGCAGGTGATTGTCTCGGTAGATGATTTTATCACCATGCGCCTGTGCCAACTCAAAATTTGCTTTAGATTCCAAAAGTTCCCATTTGCTACCATTTTCAATTTCTGCCGTCCAACCATTGTGCCAGTGCCAGCAAAATGCGCCGTCATACATTTTATGACTAAGCGGATTTTTCTTGAAAGGATAGCGAATAAAATTTAACAAATCTGTATTTTTAGGATCTAATTTTTCTTGATCAGAGAGTTTTATTTGCCATTCGGTGTTAAAGAAGCCAGATGGGAATATAGTCCAATTTTTATTCTTTTCATAGACTTTTTCATAAAGAGTACTCGACCAATTTAAAGAATCAGGCAGTGCACCTAATTCTACCATTGTTTCTAACAACTGCTGTGATAGTAGGCTTTTTTTAAAAAGTCTCATCACAGCACCATTGATCATGTTTTCCTGGAATGACCACTTATACATGAACTCTTGGTCAAGAAGTGGTGAGAAATCTCTCAAAAAGACAACATCAACGTCAACATACAAGCCACCGTGATTGTGAAGACACAAAATCCTAAACAGGTCCGATATGTAGCAGCTACTAGCATTAAGTGTTAGATAATTTTTGCCTTCAAGAGGCGTCCCTTTTGCTTCTTCTACTGGGTCCCATTTTCTAATTTTAATGTTATCAGGAAATTTTTCTATTAAAGGCTTAAGGTATTCATTCTCTGATAGGTCAACATTTGACCACACATTGAGACGTGTGGTCTTCAAGTTTTGAGTGGTCAAGTATGATTTAACGGGAAGTGCCTGTTTTCTTGAGAAAGGCAAGTTAGTCACAAGCCACAACATGTGATAATCTACTATCTCATTCTGATCTTTTTCAGAGATTTGCTTGCAATATTCAATGCATTTTTCTACATCATAGTATAGATCTCTGTGTGTTTCTTCAGAAATTAAAATCATTAGTTTGCCTCTATTTTGCCATTATTCATCTACGGACAAAAAGACTGTCCCAGTAATTATAGCACGTTGGTGAGTCTAGTCCAGGATGCTGCTCAATAATGTGCTTTTCAATTGTGTACCACTTGCTTAGTTTCTCAAATAAAGCATCATAGTATTTTTCATTATATGGGTAGAATGGATTTAAACCTCTAAAGTCATGAAATTCTACAGATATTTGTTTTGCAATAGGCTTCTTCAATGACATTAAAAACTCATATTCTGCACCTTCAATATCTAATTTTAGAATTTCGAATTCATCAATATTGTATTTCAACATAATGTCTTCTATTGTAACACAAGAAACCTGTACTGCCTCTTTGCTTCTAAGATAGCTGACATCATTTTTAGGTGTCATGACAGATGCTGCATCATTGTCATTATAAGTTTTTAACTCAATATTGCCGCTACTTGTTGCCAGTGCCGCTCTTTCAAAATATAAATTTGAAACATTGGGAACAGACTTAATAGCAGGATTAGGGTCAACAGCTATTACATTCAAGCCTAATTCTAGCATATCTGTGGCGACAAAAAAATCAGTGCCACATCCAAAATCAATTCCCCAGCCTCCTGGAACTATTAAATCTGTTCTAAATGAATGCTCATGAAATCTTTTAATCATTTTAAACCTTGTATTTAGTTATATCTAAAAGCGATAAATTCAAATGTTCTATCTATACTTTTTATTTTATTCCTATGCTACTCAATAGATCAATAAGGTAACGTGACCTAGCATCATAGCTATGATCTGCTTTGGATCTAAGGATCCCTGCGTTTGCTATAGTATTTCTTTCTTCATTATTTTTAACAAAGTAAAGTATTTTTTGTATTAAATCGTCAATATTTTGATATACAACAACTTCTTCTCCAATCTTGAAAAGTTTCTCTAAGTTTGGTGTATAGTTTGTCAGCAACAATGCACCTGCACCTGTCGCTTCAAATGTCCTAAAATTAATATCATCTGCGATGTTATAGTTGAATGCAATCTTATAGCTTGACAATGCTCTAACCATGTCTTCACCAATTAAAAAGATGTCCTTCTTAATAAGAATAGTCCTCTCAATTTGAGAGATTACTTCATTTCTCTTGTCTATTGATGATCCACAAAAACCAATGTCGACGATCCTTTTAACATCATTTCTTGGTGAAATTAGATCTTCTGGGTATCCATTTGGAAACCATGCTGCATATCTAACACAGTTTTGGAAGGCAGGTATATAGCGCGCTGTGGAATTTAAAAGTAGATCTATCTTATTCTTTTGACAAAAATTGACGTGATCGTACAGGACGCAATGAGAGTCAATGCTCCAGAATGCTTTCAAGCCACTAAAACCAGAAATTATAGGATGCCACCCTGTATCATAGTTCTCAAGACTAAGAACAATATCATGACCTATAGAGGCTTCTTCAAATGGTATGGAATAATTTTCATACCCTAAACCCCAGACTGTGCACTTATGACCTAATCTTTCTAGTGATCGTTTCATGCACAGCGCTTCTCTAAACTCTCTGTTCTTCTCGTGTCTTCCGCGTTCCTGTATTATGAAAAAATTCACTTTAAAACCCTTTAGATGCTGCTACATCATAGTAGAATTCTTTTACTTGAGATCCTATTTTATTCTGAGCATAGTGTGTCATAGCATGATCTTTAGCTTTTAATCCAATAGAAGATCTATTACTGTTATTAGAAAGAATTAGAAGCGCTCTTGCATATTCATTAACGCTAGCGACACTAAATCCTCCTCCGGCAACAGTGTCAACTTGAGAATTTTGACCTGCATAGTGTGTAATAACAGGTATCGAATACATCATTGCCTGTCCTATAGCTGTACCAAACGTCTCACCGTCTGATCTGTAGTGTGCAAATATATCGATTGTCTTATGAAACCTCTCGATATACTCATCGTCGTTGGTACAATCTATAAAAATAACATCATCTTTTAATCCTAATTGTAACACTTCATTTTTAGCTTGTTCACAGCCACCCATGATGACATATTTGACGGGTGCTTTAAATTCTTTCTTGAAAAGAGCAAAAGCATTCAGTGCAATTGGATCAAAATTTGCTGGTCTACCTGATCTTCCTAAAACAAGACATTCCTGGTCAATATGCAGATCACTTCTAAGGCTTTCGATAGAATCGAATTTTGTGCCAGGTTCTGGTATTGGACAGTGTATTAGTTTTTTTACATTGCTCTCAGCAATATCAAATCTTTTTGTGATAAAAATCGATCCATCTAGAAAACTTGAATTATCTTTATAGCCAAAGATGTTTGTTTCTATTTGAATAGGGCACATTCTCACATTAAACGGCCACTCAAAATAACCGCTTCTAGTAAAGTGAAATATGTCTATCTTAAGATCATTCACAATTTGTCTAATATTACATGAGATTGGGTTATAACCGCTAGAAGCGTCAAATTTTTCTAAAGTTCTTTCAAATGGAACAAACTTACAATTTGTCAATATTTTCTTAGATTCTTCAAGTCTGTTATTCTCAACATTGGGCGAATAAAAGACATAAACATCAAAATCATCTTGATTTTGGATATATTCAGCCTTTCTTTCGTGTGTCCGCCAAGTTCCTGCAAAGTCTATGTTGTGTGAGTAAAATGCAATCTTCATTTACATTCCTAGAGATTGTGAAAGAACTTCTAGATGTTCTTGCACAGTTTTCTCATTCTCATCAAAGACTTGTCCAACAAATTCTGGTCCATTTCTCTTAGATGGCCATCCAGTCTTCTGGAAGAACTCATCGTGCACCTTGGCATGAGGCGCGATATGTGGGTAGAGCAGCTTTAGAAAATTCTGATCTACCTGCCAGAAATCACCTTTATCAAATTGATCAATAAGCTCTGTCATCCTGGATAAGAATGGGTACCTTGCACCCCACATTCCTCCCAGTATCTCTGTTCCATGCCATGGATGATCTCTCATGATATGGAATGGTAGGCCAGAGTCGAGCCAGTCATTCACAGCATCAACTTCTCTCTGACTTATCCTACTGTCACAGTCTCTGCTGATCATTACTTCAACGTTGGGATCTGATGCAGGATAAAATCTCCAGAACATGCCGCGCCAATCACCAGGCTCTTCCATCTCGATGACTTTTGCACCTTCATTTACCAAAGATGCAACCACATCTTTTGATGTGGATGATCCTACGTAGAACCACGCTTGCCAGTCTGGATAGTGCGATTTAACAAGTTCAGCGTTACGCACAGCACCAACTGTGTATTTTGGGTTATTTCCCCATAAGCAGTAAGATACGACCTTCATATTCAGCGCTTCTCGCTACTGCCCTTAAGATAACTCTGTATTGTTGTTGCAAGACCAACCTGCAGGCTTGTGGTTTGCTTCCATCCGGTTGCATCAAATATCTTGGAAGCGTCAATGTACTGTCTTGAAATTTCCTTAAATGTAGGCTCTCTCTGGATAACTGTCGTCTCGAGTCTAGATCCCATGAGGTCAAGTATCTTGTTAACAACTTGAGTTATCTTGACTGGGCCGCCGCCACCGATATTGTAAGCTTCGCCATTTGTTGTTTCGTCAGATAACATTAGACGCAGGTAAGCATCCACTACGTCATCGATATAGATGAACTCACGCTCCATTGATGACACATCAGAATATAGAACAGGTGTCTCGTTACGACTAATACGAGCAATGGTATTAGGAATAATTCTCGATGTGTTAGGATCACCTGGACCGTACACATTACTGCATCGTGTCACAACTATTGGCATTCCGTAGTTGTGTGCATATGTCCTTGCAATAAGATCAGAGCATGCCTTTGATGTGTCGTAAGTGTTCCTGGTGGCAATTGGTGTGCTCTCTGTATAAGGAAGGATCTCGTGGTCACCATAGGCTTTATCACTTGATGCAGCAATTATCTTTGTACACTTTCCAACATTTCTTGCTGCCTCAAGGACTGCAACTGTTCCCATGACATTGGAACGATAAGTGTTCATTGGATCTCTTGCAGAATTCTTGACGATTGCATTGGCTGCTAGATGAACGATGTAGTCTACGCTGTTTGTTGAAATAATCTCAGTCATTAGTGAATAGTCACAGACATCACCGACGTATATCTTAGATCCTTTCAGAGTTTCAACATCTTCTGTGGACTTAGATCTCACAAGACTAAAAACATTCGCGTCAAGTGACACCAACTTTTTGACAATTGATGATCCAATAAAGCCACCCGCGCCAGTGACAAAGATATTCTTACTAGTTAGCATGTACCTTCCTAGGTACCATTTTATTGTCTGGTTAAAAAGTGTTTACCTTGGAAAGCCTGCTGCTCTTCTGTTATAGTATGTCTCTCTGTCAAGATCACCCTTTGAATTTCTCAACCAAAGATTATCATGGCCTAGAAAATTTGCTTGTGTGTATTCAGGCACATGCTTTGAGAGAGCATCGCGAACATCATTTCTCAAAGCTGCAACTTCCGGATGCAGGTGTCGAACTATGACGTCATCGTACCTGCGTAGCTTTCCTAGCGACTTAGATACGTCCGTGTGCTCTTGATCGCACCACTGTGTGGTATAACTTGGGTGATAAATGTAACCGAACCTTTCGTAGTACTTCCTGCCTAAGACAGACAGTGTGTTAATGTCTGGGTTGTAGCCGTCAAAGAACCACAGCGCACCGTCTGTATCTGGAAATTCTTCAGACATTCTTTGGACAATTATATCGTCAAACCCACGCACTTCGGGAACCATGTCATCGCTCACAAGCACAACAATGTCAAAATTTTCTTCGCTCACGCCTCTATTGCAGGCTTCAATCTTACTTGAATTGTCATCATAGCGAAATGTGAGATTTTTGAAAGATGACATGAAATGTCTAGCATTGTCATTGTTCATCTGGGCGTCATTGTTATCACAAGAGATCAAAAAACTAAAATCATCACGCTGCATGTTGTCGTACCATGCGCGTAAAGTTCTAGAAAAAAGGAGAGGTCGCTCTCTTGTTGGGTATTTGTACAGTATCTTCACTTTATCCTTCCAATAATATTTGAAAGTTCGTCTCTATAGCGCTTATATCCATGTCTTTCAGCAGCTGTGGTGTGCACTCTTTCATCAAGATTGTGTGTGTCAATGACTTGTAAGATCGTGTTCAAGTAATCTTCACTTACCGTTTCTGCATCTTTCCACGTGATCCAATTGTTCATATCTTGTGAGTTATGACATAGTGTGGCATCAAAGGATGGAATAGTCAAGTTGTAAGGTGTGCCTACGACGCAGGAGCCCAGTAGATGAGCTTCAATTTGAGCTATGCTTGCATAGTCCTCAATGCTTAACCAGGCTACGGTTTTGCTCCGCCTGCATAGAGAGAAATAATCTTCCCTAGAGTGTGAGCCATAAACTATGATCTCAGTCTGTAGATTTTTGCTCTTCAACTTGTTATTAAGGAGGTTCAGTCTGTCTAATGCCTTATCATTGTCATCATTTACTCTAACTTTATGATAGAGCAAGACGTCAATGTCTCTTTTGCTCTTTTCAAAATTTAAAGAAGAAACATCATAGCATCCTTCTAGAACTTCACACCGCATTCCGTTGGTAACAAACTTCTGGACATGATCTTTATAGTATTCAGCAACATTTAGATTGACATCTACACTGGGTTGTGTTAGATACCACCATTCATACTCGTCTGTGATACCTGCATCTGCTCTTTCCATCACAATGTTCGGGCCACCAATGATGGGAACACCAAGCTGCCTAAGACGTGGAACTATTCCCGGGTGAAACCTAACGTAACCCCATGCAGCATCAAAAGAAGTCAGTGCAGCATCATTATCCCAAATCTCCTGTGTGAGTGGAACTATTTCTATCTCACTATCTTTATGAGTAACTGCTTTAATGTGATTTTTAAACATTACACCTGGGCCTCGATCATCACCTGGTGCTGATATTGCTAAAATTCTGTACTTCATGTACGCTCATTGTTGGTTGATGTGTTTCTTCTATAGCAATAAGGTTGCTCTGCTAGGATTGATGTCCTGCTCAAGAGTGCAGTCACTCTGAAATTAAAATCACTGTCTTCACTAGAAAGTGTTCTAATACCTGCACCAGGTGGGTTAAAACGAACACCCATCTCCCAAATCTGTCTGTAAAAAAGCGCACTGACACCTGCTGTCTCAAATTGACCTGTAAAGTAATGATTTATTCCAGGTGTGCTTTTACCCATCATCACAGCTCTGGAGACAGATTCAGCATTTACAATCTGTAATTCGCTCGGTGACACATAATCTCTTTTTATCTTATCAACATCATCTTCTGACCAGCAGTGATGAAATCCACAAAGGTTGTGAAGTGTTTGTGTCTTCATGAGGCACGTAACTTGTCTCTCGATCCTGTCAGGAAGCGAGATGTCATCTGCATCATGTGATGTACAAAGAACTGCGTCAGTCGTCCTTATAGCCTCATTGAGACCGTGCCACTTACCAATATTTTTGGGTAGTGTAATGACTCGGATTCTGGCGTCTCTTTGCTGCAGATCGCTTGCAATCCTGCCGATATGCTGATCTGCATCTGATCCATCGTCAACTATGCAGATATCCAAATTTGTGTGTGTCTGGTCGATAATGCTCTGAACTGATTCATTAAGGTATTTGCCGTGGTTGTAGCAGCATATCGTGACTAGTACTTTAGGCGTTGACATAATCTTCCATCACAGCCGGATGTGTTACTTCATTGATCATAACACTCGGCGTAGGATTGTTCCAATCAATCTTGCGGTGGAAGATCCAACCACCCATTTCTTGCTCAAGGCGTGCAGCAAGTAGATCGATCTCTTCGTCGCTTACGTCAGACCAGGGCTTATTGAAGAACATGTTGTTCTCTGCTGTATCATCCTGACTGATGTTATACATGCTCTGCCAGTGACGTGACCAGTAGTTCTTGTAAGTTTTGATCTTGCGAGGAAGATTAAACCAAGAGTAGTGATAGACGCCGGGTAAGTTCTGTATCACAGCTGCTAACCACTGAACATACTGGTGTCTTGCTGCAGGATCTCTAGATGCAGCTTGACGTAGTTGTTCTGTCTGCTGCGTGTGGAAGTTGACATTTGGAACTAAGTCACCTGTGCTTCGTGTAATGTAATCACATCCATCTGATCCTGGTGCAGAGTAGAGGTCACCATTCTCATCTTGTCGACGTAGACTTGCAGGAATGCCATGTGTGATCTCTGGGTGGTTTCTACTCAGACGCCACTTCCAGGGATTAATGTCGATCCTGATCTTACCCTTGCTGCCCCAGAATTCAGTCACAGGCAGACAGATGAGATTAACACTCTTGGGTGTCGATGTGAGCAAATTGCGGATCTTCTGGTAATCATTCTGGTGGATTATCTCGTCGACGTCCTGCTGCCAGCAGAAGTCTCCTGTGCAGAGATCTCGTGCAGCTGCCTTCTGCATGCCATCAAAGACGCTGTGACGTGGATGACTCCAGTCGCGTTCAACCTGCTTGATCTTAAGCTTTGGATTCTCTTCAGCCATTGCTGTGAGGACATCCCAAGTCCCATCTGTTGATCCGCCATCAACTACGACTACCTCGTCGCAGACATCCAGGAGAGACGTGATCGACTCGACGAATGGATAGTTTTGATCGACACAGTTGTAGGTCGTGCTGTAACCAGACAGCGTCGGTTGCTGCTGGATCACATTATTTATGGCCGCCCAAAACACATCAGGCCTACCCTTCAAATAATCACAGACATCATCTGGGTTGGCATTCCACCATTTTTCTGATGCATGCTGCACATTATCGTTGGTGACGACCTCACATCCAAGTAGCTTTGCCTCGATCACCATTCTTGGGCATGTGTCACCACCTCGCGGAAGATAGACAAAACCCTCAGACCTTGACATGATGTCAAGAAGCTCCTCATATGGAACGTCCCAGTAGCTCTGGAACTTCTTTCCATTGTCCTCACACCACTTCACAGCGTCTTCATAGCCTTTGATCCACGACTTTGACCCGAGGACAATCCAGCCGCTTCTATCAGCTGTCTTGCTCTTAAGCTGCTCAATCTTATCAAAGAAGCGACTATCAAATACAGAGCTTAGGACGTGAGAATTCCTGTGTCCCAACATATTTGGGAACCGCTCGGTGTATCGTGCGCGCTGCTGCTCTGACATCCAGAAGATTGCATCTGCAGCTTGGTAGAAGCCTGCAACCATTTGTCCTAGCTGGCGTTTGTGGCAGTCACACTCCTGTCCTGTCTCGTGCTTGTGCTTCTCAATCGAGCGGTGGAGGCAGAACTTGTAGTCATACTCAAGCACAGCATAACGGAGATTTGATGCAATGACTGGGATCAGTGACCAGTTGATAGATGAGAAATTACCAAAGATCCAGAAAGCGTCGACATGCTGCTGTAAGAACTCGACAGTTAAGTTCTTTGCATGAACTTTCTTAACAAGCGTGGGTGATGCTTCAATCAGCGCATCAGAGGTTAGTTCAGCGCCGCCGGCATACTGTTCAGCGAAGAGATCAGCAACAAAAATAATCTGTTTTTCCATGAACAGATTGTATTTCTGGCCTCGCCGTAGTTAACGAGTTGTTCCTACTCTTCCTATCTTGCCGTCGCTTAGGATCTTCTTGATGTCCTTTCCTAGATCGAGAACACCCTGCTTGAACGGCTCGATGAACACGTACGCCGCGGCGACGATGGCGATGACGATCACGCTGATGAGGAGCATGTACTCGACGGTGGACTGGCCTTCTTCGTCTTTTAGAAGTTCTTTGATCATTTAGAATCCGTTGGTTGTTGGGTTGTAGAAGACCTTTCCTGTCACATTGGTGGTCTTAGTGATTGTAGCAGTCGAGTGGTTGAACGTAAGGACATCTCCGCCGCCCTGCTCTCCGTATTGAATTCTTATAGGATAATAGACGCCGGAAGTAAGAGCAGATGTCCCTGACGTCTCAATGTTACCATGAAGACCGCCATTATTGACCGTGGCATTTGCTGTAGTGAATCCAGAGAGCGCGTTGCTTCCGATCCACAGGTAAGAAGCATCGTCAGATGAGAGGAAGAACGTGTAGGTCTCAGTTGTCGTGGGACGGAAATATCCGAGCCATTGCATGCTGAAGTTTGAGCCATCATCGGTCGACGGTTCCTCAATGACTGTCGTCTGAACAAGCGTGGCAGTGGCAGTGGCTGTCGCGAAGAAACTGACAGAGTCAGCAAAGTAGCCCGTGTAGGTCGTTCGAAACAGACCAGCGGAGTAGACGATTGTTGGCGCTGGAAATGAGGAGATGGGTCCTGCAAAATTTGAAATTCTTCCGTACATTAGACTCCATACCTGCTGCGATCAGCCTGGAAGTTAGTTGAGACCTGCGCTGCCGAGAGAGCTGTGTTGTAGACCTGGAGGGCTCC